GAGGCCGTTCTGACCTCACCTCGGATCGTAGCCGAAATCTGCGCCCGATCCTGCAATCTGCTATTTTCCTAACAAAATCCTAACATATAGGATTTTGTTGTTTTCAAAATAGAAAACGAGGTTGTTGCGTAAACGCAACGACCATACCAAAGCATTCTTTTTGCAAAACGCGCGCAACGCGGGGAGGGTAGCTCACACAGGCTAGGATGCTAAATACCTTTGTAACACATGCAACATAGAAACATAAACTTTCCGGCGCTTTCCCGACCTGCAACTAAACTGTAACCGAGTGCCTGCGTCAGAGCTGGAAGCCAGCCAGCGCCACGGACAGCCCCCGATCCTGCCCGCCAGAGCGCCATGCGTCTGACTACTATAAGGGGCATGGCAGACGAACACGAAGACATTAACGAGATACTTGAAAAGTACGAGAAGCAGTTCGCCGAAACAGACACGCCTGCAAAGGTAGTTGCAGCCCAAGGTTTAATGGCGCAGAAGCTTCATGCTGTAACGCAGGAGCTATGTAACCTTGCACTTCACGCCGAGAAGGAAGAAACGAGGCTCAAGGCTATCATTGCGTTGCAGGCACGAGTCATGGGTCCGGTTACAGCCGAGTCAATCAGCGATCCTGGCGACCAGATGTTGCGTATGATGGAGGCGGCGGCAAAGCGACGAATGAAGAAGAATGCCGACGAATGAAGATATCATTCGGAACCTTCCAAGTCATCTTCAGCGGACTAGGAGGGAACTTAACCCGAATTCGAGGCATATAGTTCTCGAGGGAATGCTCGTTGGAAAACCCGCGGACTATACGTTCGACGCAAATGCTCCTCATACTTACTGTCGATTATGCGGCATGGTCTTTCAAACACCAGCAGATCGAAAGTCGGTGCATGATCCGAGTATTAGAATCGACGCAACGGCACAAAGAAAGCGATGGTCGCTTGAGCATGCTGCAACTCACAGTCTTGCCGAACATCAAGCTTTAGCCGCAAGCGGGAGGTATATGACGCCAGAAGCAGCTATCAAGCTAATCCCGCTTGGGATCATTCCAGCATCGGATATGATTTTCGATCCTGCTACAGAGCAGGCAGCAGCAGAGGCACCACGCCTCGATGCAAACATACAAGACAGGATGGAGGAACTGAGCTAATGCCCTTTTACGAGGTCATTTTCGAGCCAGGCTATCATTCGGTCATGGAAGCAGACTCCGACGAGGACGTTCTCGCTTTCGCAACCGAACAGCATAGTAGAGCAAAGTCAGGTTTGCCGTCAGGCCCGGCCGGCGATCGCGCAGACAGAGTTGCACGCATTTTCCGTTACGACGAGCATCCCGGCGACGATGCACACGTAACGAATCTGGATGAGAAGCAGACTACAGCGCGGCTCAAGGAAGTCATGGAACAGGTTGATATGTCCGCGCCCAATAGCCTCCAGGTTGTAGCGGAGAACCTCGTTCCGCCGGTTGTGTTGGATACACCAGTTCACGAAAGCAATTATGCGTACAAAGAGTCAGGCGAATTGAATCCAGAGGATTGGGGCGGGGAGGCTCGATAATGGCTGCATTTACCTTCAACCGTCTTAGTCAGCTTGGAACTGACTACATCATGGGTGCCTCTGGCACAATTACGCCTCCAGCTTCGTGGAAGGCGTGTCTTGCAACTACTCCAACGTCCGGCTACAACAAATCAACTTCCGCATGGTCAGCAACAGTTTCAGGTGCCAACGTAAACGAGCTTGCGTCAACAACGGCAGCCGGGTATGCACGCCAGACGATAAACCGCGATCAGACTGGTGCAGGTTGGGGCGCATCCACCACCGACGCTACGGGTGCGACTACCACAGGCGCACAGGTAACGTTTTCGTTTACTGGCACCCCATCCCCTAACGGTGCAAACTCGTGGGTCATTTCTGACGGTACGACGCTGAACGCTGGACAGCTCTACTTCGCAGCGGATACCGCAGCAACCAGAAGCTTCGCAAACGGCGACACTGAGAAGGTCACGCCATCGCTTAAGGGTTCGTGATATAAGTGAGTTACGGACTCGACTATGCAGAAGAAGTAATTCAGCGAGCGGTACGATCTAGGGAAATGAGCCTCGTTCAGGAGGCACAGGAAACCTACGATCCGTTTAACCGTGAGTGGCGACCGACTGTACAAACAGCGCCGGCGCATATTCTCGACTCACTCGAGAAAGCACGTAACAGCCAGCTACGTGCAGACGCGCAGTTCTTCATGTCAATAGCCGCAGAAGGCCCGCGTGCAAACCTGACGGCACTTGTAGCAACGACGATCGAAGCTCTGTGGTCGGCAGCATTATACACGCCGATTCCGGCAAACACACTGCGTGAGGGTAAGACGTTCTTCATCCGTGCCGGTGGCATCATGTCGTTTGCAGCTACAGGCTCGCTTACGATTACGCCGTCGCTTGGTACTGCAACTGGTGGTAACACGCTAGGTGCATCAAACGCACGTACATCGCCAGGAGCAACGACAAACGCACCGTGGCTGCTTGAGGCATGTTTCCAGGTTCGCACGATTGGCGCAACAGGCACGATGATCGGATCTGGTACATACTCGACACAGGGTACAGCTACAGCAGACGTGTCGGTATCGTTCGGTGGTACGTCGGGTACGATTGATACTACGGCAGCATCGGGTATCACTATGGGTAAGACGCTTTCGGTTGCAGGTTCTGTCACTACACAATTTGTGGTATTCCAGTCTGCTAACTAGATGCCAGGTGTACCGCGCACAGCAGGGCCAGGACACGTAGGTGGCTTTACCGCAGCGAAGCCGCCGCCTAACCTTGATTCTGCCTTCAACTCGTTTGAAGGTCAGACAAACGGCGCAACTATCGCAGGCACAGATACGTTTACCGACGGATCTACGCCGTTAGATTCCGGTTCAGGTACAAGAGTATACGACAACGCCCATCCGATCCACGGGTCGATGGGCGGTCGTGTTTCTGAAACAGGAGCAACAGCACAGTTCACAGGTTGGCACCTTGGTAGCGGTACTAGCACTATCCCCGTAGGCACCGACGCCAATGACATTCTGTGGTGGCGTGGGTACTATTACAAGACCGCAAATCCGACGCAGTTTGCGCGTATCTTCGGTGTGTATGATGCTGGTGGCACACAGCTATGCCATTTGCGGCAACTGACCGATGGTACTCTACGTTTCGCCAATCAGGGAAATACGCTCGTAGGTACTGCGTCATCGGCTGTACCGTCAAATCAGCCGTTTCGACTAGAGATAGAAGTCGTGTATGGCGGCAACAACCAGGGCTATCTTGAGGCTCGCGTTTGGTGGACTGATATCGAGTCTACGAGTACGCCGGATACGACCGCCATCGCTACGAACGTAACAATGTCCGGTACTGGCACGATCCCCGGTATAACGCAGGTTCGCACGGGTATTGTTACAGCGCCAGTATCAATGACTTGGGATCTGTGGTTTGACGATGTAGCCTATGCATTGAATACAGGTTGGATCGGGCCTGGTGGATTCCAGCGCATCACCGATTCTGACACAGCCTTCTATGTAATGACCCCGCAAACGAACGAGGTCTACACACAGGCTAACCTGTATGACGACTTCAATCGTTCTGCAACGAACTCATGGAACGGTGGTCCGCTTGGTACGGCTCGCGCCGGCGATTGGATCCTAGATAACGGTTCAGCTACCGAAGTTCAGCTTCCAAACAACTTGTACGCCACGATGGCGCCTGCCACCAATACCAAGATGAAGGCTGGTGTCAATACCTCGAATGTTACCGACATTTATGGTTCGTTCAAGGTCAACGCACTTCCTACTGCCGTGCAGACTCAAGGGTGGGTCATGGTACGGTATCAGGATCAGAGCAACCACTACCTGTTGCAAATCGCTCCGCAAACCAACGGCGCGCTTATGATGCAGCTAGAAAAGGTAGTTGCTGGCACGCCTACGTCTATGGGTGGTGGACAAAGAGCCGTTACAGCCGCCGGCGGATATAACGCTGGTGACGAGTACGCATACCACATTTCTATTGACAACGCAGGTAATTACATTGCTCGTGTGTGGCCTTATGGTACAGCGGAGCCGACTGGTACGACTCAGGCCAGTGACACGACAAACAAGTTCGCAATCGACACAGGCTCAGATACAACTTGGTTGACTGGCGATGTTGCGCTAGGCCATAACAAGGGATCTGGCAATAACACTATTACTTCGTCATGGGGTCAGATGTATGTCAACTCTACGTTCGTTACGGGAACGGCATACACTGACGCTAACACTGCGTCCTACGTTCTAACTGGATCGGCGACTGAGATCCATGAGATTCCTGACGCCGGCGTCGCAAACTATGTCCTCACGGCGTCGGCGCAGGAAACTCATGAGATTCCAGATTCAGCTACAGGCGCATGGGTAATGACGGCTGGAACCGTGTCTGAAGTTCACACCATTTTCGATTCAGCCACGGGTGCGTACGTTCTTACGGCTGGTGGCACGGACACAGCTCAGTACGTTGACTCTACTACAGCTTCCTACGTACTTACAGGCTCAGGAACTGATGTAGCTGCATACGTAGACTCGACCACAGGCCAATACGTAATGACGGCATCAACCGTGTCCGAAGTGCATACGATCTTCGACGCAGCAACGGGCGCGTACGTTATGACAGCGGGTGGCACAGACGTCGAGGCATCTGTAGATTCTAACACCGCCGCATACGTCCTAACAACGTCTGCCACAGAAGTGCATGAGATTCCAGACTCGGCTACGGCGAGCTATGTACTTACGGGATCAGCAACGGTTGAGCAGAGACAATCACTAGACGCGGCTACTGGCCTGTGGGTGTTTGTTGCCAGCGCAGCGGATATTGCCGCGTTCGTTGACTCAACAACTGGTTCAACTACCTACACAGCTTCCGGGACGGACATTGCTCAGTACGTCGATTCCAATACCGCCGCGTATATTCTCGTGGCTTCCACTGTGTTTGAGGAACACGCCACGTATGACTCAAACACAGGCGCGTACGTGTTGACAGCATCCGCAGCAGAAGTCCACGAAATTCCGGACAGCGCGACAGGCGCCTGGGTAATGACAGCTAGTGCTTCTGAAATCTATTCGCCTGCTAGTTTCGATGCAGCCACAGCATCATACGTTTTGACGGGATCGGCTACGTCAGAAGTTCATACAATTTTCGATACCGGGACGGGCGCATGGATATTAACGGCATCCGCAACGGAGCTTCATACCATCTTCGATGCTGCGACAGCGTCCAGCATTTATACCGCTGGTGGATCGGAGACTTACGGACACACAGACAGTGTCACAGCATCGTGGACTATGACGGCGTCAGCGAGCGTCACAGGTCAACTTGTAGATGCGACGACTGCGTCTTTCGTATATACGGGTATTCCTGTAGACGAACAATATGGCAAAATTGACCAAGACACAGGTTCTTTCGTCTTTTCAGCCTCCGGAACGGAATTCCATGAGCTTGCAGACGTAGGACTATCGCAGTTCTTCTTGACAGCAATAACTACGCAAGAGGAATTGTGGCAAGATTCTGATACCGCTGTGTGGGTTTTGGCTGCGAGCGGCGACACTTCGTTTATTCCAGATGACGACGGCGATCTCGCCTTCTTCACGTACGTTACAACTGGCGCCGAAACTGTAGACTTCGTAGATGCGGCAGAAGTTGACACAGCATTCTTCGTATTTAACCCGTCGGGCACCGAACACGTTGAAGTTCTCGACTACTACCTTACGGCAACTCAGAGCAAGCGTTGGGCTGCTGTGCAGGTTGGGCATTTCCTGGCCGCACAGACGCATCAGTGGGTTACAACACAAAGCAGACGTTGGAGCGTAGTTTATCGAGGCAGAGGATTCCTAAATGGCTGAGACAGAATCACTTAGAAAAGGTACGATCGAGTGGCTCATTTATGACGTCACTGATAGACTTGGCAATCTTAACGATTTGGGCGGCACCAGTCCTACGTTTGACGTGTTTGATCCTTCAGGCTCTAAGATCGTAGATGCAGCTTCGCTTCAAACGTCCGGCATGGAATGTTACGCGCTCATCGACACTACGAATGTCAACTTCGTACCGAATCTCACTCAGACGTATAAGGTCTATCTGCGATTTCAGACAGGCCCGGAAACTCCATACCTACTCGGCGGAGAAATCCAGCTACTCCCGGCACCATAATGTCATTCAACTTCGACAAATATGCGTTCTTCGACCTGCTCGAGTATGACCCACACGAAGGTCAGATCCACGTTCACGAGAACGATGCTCGATTTAAGGTTGTGTGTTGCGGTCGTCGTTGGGGAAAATCTCAGATGGCAGGACACGAAATGTCTGCTGCGATCTGTAATCCAGCGAACAAGGGAAAGACATTTTGGATCGTAGGGCCGACATACGAGCTAGGCGAGCGCGAGTTCGAAGTATGCTACAACGACATTATGAAGCTGCCCATAGCCAAGCAGTGCGATATGGCGTATACAGTCCGTTCTGGCAATATGCATATAGTTTTGCCGTGGGGTACGGAACTGAAGGTAGTGTCCGCTACAAACCCAAAGTCGCTACAAGGCAAGGGTCTATCGGGCGTCATTATGTCAGAAGCGGCCACGCACGACGAAAAAACCTGGACACAGTTTATCCGGCCTGCGTTGTCGGATCACCGTGGGTGGGCTTTATTCCCATCCACACCCAAAGGATTTAACTGGTTTTACGAACACTGGATGCGCGGAACTGATCCGAAGTTTGCAGAGTGGGATAGTTGGCAGTTCCCGACGTGGACGAACAGCAAGATTTTCAGTGGCGAGGATGATCCAGAAATCATCGAGGCTAAAAATTCAATGTCCCCTATGATGTTCGACCAGGAGTATGGCGCACAGTTCACAACATTTGAGGGACAAATTTTTCCGGAGTTCACTCCAGATATACATATCCGAAAAATCGAATACAACCCAGAATGGCGAAACTATTGGGCCTTCGATTTTGGCTATCGAAACCCGTTCGTATGTCTCGACATTATGGTTGATCCCTCGGATAACGTATATGTATGGCGAGAATACTACGAGAGATTCCAAATTCCGGAGTATCATGCAAGAAGTCTTATGGCAAGGACAAATCCTCCGGGATTCCATGTTGACTCTAGATTTGGAGACCCCGCCGATCCTGGGGCGATGGCAGCGATTGCGCCGCATATCGGCACTGTCTTTGGCGAAAGGGTCGAATGGATCGAGGGTATCGAAGCAGTCAAATCAGCTCTTACGGTTAGAGAAGATGGTAAACCGCGCTTGTTTATCGACCCATCTTGTCAGAACCTCATCCGTGAAATGACAATGCTGCGAGTGATTGGCAGCAACGATGGAACAAAGGATCCAAAGGAGGGACAGCACAAGAGAAACGACCACGCACCGGATGCGTTACGCTACTTCTTCGGGCCGTATTTCGTGCTCGGAATGGGAACAAGCTTGGGTGACATTATGCGCTGGGAGAATGACAATATCCAGGCGCGAGAATTAACACCTGATCTGTCGCAATTTTTCTCTCTACCTGACTCAGACGGAGGGGTGTTCACTTTAGATGGCAACTACTGATCCAACAATCACAAGTAAGGACGGGAAGCAAACTCCCGATCCTACGATGTATCTTGAACAGGGTGCGAACTCATCAATCTCGGCGAATCCGATCGACATTGGTGCGATGTATCCGAAGCTCAACGAGCTGCGTACCTATGATCGTATGACGCGATCCGACGCGCAGATTCGTGCAAGTCTTACAGCGGTAAAGGTTCCGATTCTCACGTCAACGTGGTATGTCGATCCTGCGTCAGATGATCCTACAGATCAAGATGCAGCGGAGTTCGTGAATTACAACTTCTTCGACAACATGAGCGTGTCGTGGACACGTTTCTTGGAACAGGCGTGTCGAATGCTCGAGTATGGTTCCAGCGTATTTGAGCAGGTATACGAAGCAAAGCGTTGGCGCAACGGTGGTGCGAACAGGAATTCGCGTACGTTTTTCATGCTGCGTAAGCTTGCAGAGCGGCCTCGTCTTACGATCGAGAAGTTCCAGTACGACGAGAATGGTGGGCCGGCGGGAATCATCCACAACAAGATTGACCCCGACGGCAAGAAGCCACCACAGAAAGTAGAAATCCCGATTGAGAAGCTGGTCATCTTTACGTTTGACCAGCACGGTTCCAATCTTGACGGCATGAGCGTTCTACGTTCAGCGTACAAGCATTGGTACATGAAGGAACACTTCTACAATATCGACGGAATCCAGAAGGAGAGACACGGTATTGGTATTCCGGACATTCAGCCACCGCCTGGCTATAACAACAACGACCTCAAATACGCGCAGGAACTTGGACGCAACCTCCGCACCAATCAGAAGGCGTACATTATCCGACCTCCTGGGTGGTTCGTTGGATTCGCTAAGGTCGAGGGGAATCTTGTAAACGCGCTGGCATCGGCAGAGCATCACGATCTTATGATCGTTCGCAACGTTCTGTTGCAGTTCATCAACGTAGGTTCCAGCTCTAGCTCAGGCTCTCGAGCCAATTCAGCTACAGCTTACGACCTATTCTTGAAGGCACTGGAACATACAGCTAACATAGTTGCTGACACGATCAACTCGTATGTCATACCCAATCTTGTAAGATACAATTACGACGTTGATCGCTTCCCCAAACTCAGATACAGAGGCATTGGTGATTCAAAGGATATTCAGCAGGTGTCGGCAGGTCTGGCAAGATTGGTCGAAGCCCGCATCCTTACACCCGATGCAGAACTCGAGGAAAAGATCCGCGACGACTTTGGCTATCCGGTTACGTTCGATCTACACGATCCTCGTAACGAGATTGTTTCCGCGACTACAGAGGAATACGTGCGAACGAAGCCTACCGACGCACCACAGCCGGGAACTGGTTCTCTTAGTGGCGGCGCAAACAAAGGCCAGGGAGGATCTAAGCCAGCAGGCGGGAATACACCGAAAGGCCCGAGCGAACCATGATCTATAATTTGGGCGCAAGTCAAGGCTTTACTGGAACGGAACTGTCGCACGGAGAACCGGGCGGGCCAGGAGGCATGCCTATCCCTCTACGTCAGTTGCAGGAGCCTGTGCATTTCTTGGATCGACACCCGCTGTTCAACGATCCTGACGCAAATCCGTACACAGATCCTTACACCGGCAATCCAAACGCACCACAGCGGCCGGGCTACAATTATGGAGACTGGTACTAATGGACAGACAATACGAGTTTCTGAACGTACTTGACTTCTCGGATACCAATGCAATTGAAATGGATCCACAGGGACGACCGTGGGTGGATGCATTCAAAGCAGGAGACTGGTACGATCAACGATATGGTGTTACCAAGATCGACAATGACTATCTCGATAGCATCATCAAGAATTTCAACGACGGAGTGCGCGGGATAGAAATTGCGGTTGACTACGATCACGGTACAGACGCTTCGAAGGGTAACAAAGCTGCGGGCTGGATTAGAGCCTTACGTCGAGTCGGCGAAAAGGTACAGGCCGCGATCGAATTTACCGAGGAAGCGACGAAGGAGATAAAGGATAAGCAGTGGCGCTACTTTTCTCCTAAGTTCACCGATGAGTATGTCCATAGCGAAGGCGGCGATAAGTTCGGGCCGACGATGCTCATGGGCAGCCTCACGAATACCCCTGTGTTTAAGGGGATGGCGCCAATTAACTTTTCGGAAGCAGTCCTCGATGCTGACCTGACTCTAATTCCCGAGGACGTTAAGACAAAGGAGCCGGAGCCGGTTCCGCCCAAACAGAACGAGGAGGGTAGCGCAGTGGACGAAGCAAAGCTTCGGGAGATGCTTGGCATCGGTAAGGATGACAGTATCGAGGACGCAATCTCCAAGCTTGCGACAGATGCAAAGTCGTATAGCGAGCTTCGTGATGCCGCAGAGAAGAACAAGACCTTTGCGGAGCAGTTCCCCGAGCAGTACAAGGAACAGCAGGAGCTGAAGGAGCGCGTCATCAAGGCTGAGGCTAAGGAATTCGCCGAGAGCCTCACTAAGCCTGTCGATCTTGGCGAGGGCAAGCGGAGCAAGGTTTATCCGCCAGTCGTCGCAGAGAAGGTGCAGGAAGTTTACCGCGAGTTTGCTGAGGGTCGCGGTACGCTGGACGGACTCAGCAAGGTTCTGGATACGGTTCGCAGTGCAGGTACGGTTGAGCTTGGAGAGCGATCTTCGAGCATCGACGACCCGAACAAGGAGCGCACGGGCGAGGGAGATGCACTGCGCGAGTTCAGCGAGAAGATGGGCGAGGTTATGCGGACGGAAAAGCTTGCACCGCATGACGCAATGATGAAGGTCGCACAGGATCACCCGGATCTTTATCAGGCATATGTCAACCGCGAAGTGCCTCAGATGGGCGCAGCGAGCAACTAAGAAGGGGGTGAAAAATGCCTGCATGGTCTAACTACGAGATGAACAAGGGTTTCGCAGCTACGGCAGCACTTACGAAGTTCCGTGCTGTGAAGCTTTCAACATCGGCAGTGCAGACGGTTTCGCCGATTGCCGCTGCGGCTGATATTCCAATCGGTATTACGCAGGAGAGTCTATCTACTGCGGAACAGGCAAAGAACTTCGGTGTACCTGTGGCGCTGATTAGCGCAGGAGGTATTTCCGAAATGGAGGCAGGAGCAGCCGTCAACATTGGCGATGCAATTGTTCTTGACTCCGCTGGACGTGGAGTTCCTGTGGGTACGGCTTCGGCTGGCACGCAGGTTATCGGTCGCGCGCTGTCCGCAGTTACGGGGACAGGTCTGCGTTTCACTCTCGACATGGGCGCATTCTAGGAAAGGTGGTGAGTTTCTAAGTGGCCTTCTACGACGCAAAAAGTCTATACTACGACCCAATTCTCACCAACTTTTCGGTTGGTTTTCAGCCCAAGGGTCTAGTCGGACTCGAGTTGTTCCCGATGCAGGCTGTAGGTCTGCCGTCAGGTAGGTATCGCGTTTTCGACCGAAGCAACTGGCTGGTGTTTGAGTCTCGACGTGAGCCAGGAACGGAAGCAAACGAGATTCGCGGTGGCAAGTGGAGTGAGGATACGTTCACGACCGTCCAGCATTCTTTGCAGGCAGCGGTTACGGACGAGGAAATCCAGAACTTCCAGCGAGCGAATCAGTCTAACCAGACGAGCCTGTTCGCAGGTATCGACCCGGCTGCCGATGCAACAGAGATGGTGACTCGTTCGCTGCTTCTTGAGCATGAGCTTAAGGCATCTACGCTTGCGCGTAACACCGCAACTTATCCGGGTGGCAACACGGTTACGCTTTCGGGCACGGCTCGGTGGGATAACTACACGCCGGTCGGTACTGGTGGTACGCCGCAGTTCCCGGCATCGGATCCTGTTACAGATATTATGACAGGTATCCGCGCAGTGTACAATTCGGTTCAGCAGATGCCGAACCTTATGATTATCCCGTGGGCAGTTTGGACGTGGATCGAGAATCATCCTCGCATTGTGGATCGGTTCAAGAACTTCTCCCTGTCTCAGCCGGATGCATGGCGCAGTCTGACTGGCTTCGATGGCCGGATCGTGATTGCAGAGTCCATGTACAACAACGCTAACAGCGTTGACGATACTCAGAACATCACTTCGCTGTGGGGCAAGGATGTAATTCTCGCCTACACCGGGCCTGACGGTCAGCGCACGCAGACTTTCGGCAAGACGTTCTGTGTACCGTTCCTCGACGGCAACATTCGCAGTGTGGATCGTTGGCGCGAGGAGAACCGCAAGAGCGATATCGTTCGCGTATCTTGGCAGTGGGATATCAAGGTAGTGAACAACGCAACTGCGTACCTCATCAAGACAGCCGTTTCGTAAGAGGGGAGGATCAAACTATGCCACTGGTATATGCAAGTGACGTTCTCCACGGTGACGAGGACGGCAATCGTACCTACGTCAAGAAGCGTGGGGACAGGTTCAACAAGGCAGACGCAAAGGATCTGTTCAATCTGGACGATCCTAAGAGTCTGATTGACGACGGCGTTGTCGTCATGGATACGGCTCTGCCTGAGAATGCAGACGACGGTAGGTCTGCTTCGTACTACGAGCTGGAAGCTGAGATGCTTCGCAACAGCGAGGATTCTGAGCCGGTTCAGGATACAGGTATGAAGGCACACACTGACCGCGTCATCGCTGCACAGGCAAAGAAGGGCGCCGGCGAGCAGACCGAGAACGACAAGTAGATGCCCTACACAACTTACCTTGCTGTCAACAACAAGTATCTGTCAGATGCTGGTGACAAGGTCGGTTTCACGTCGTCAGGTGACGCTCTCGCAAACATGGAGTCTGCGGAGCGTATCATTCGGGCGCGACTGAACGGGTTTATTGACCCGACTTACATGGCAACGTGGGTCGATGACACCACAACGCCAGAGCTAATTCAGGAAATCGCAGCCAAGTTAACAGCAGCGTTCAGATACCGGCAACGAGCATCCGAAGATCTTCCGGACGGCGTAGCAGGATACGCACAGACCCTGTACGTGGAAGCGATGGATATGCTTGCCGCAATCATCAACGGTAAGTTGGATATCGTAGAAGGGGGACTCGTTCTATCCGAAGCAGGACACCTGAACGAGTCCCACTTCTATCCTAACGATACCGTTCAGGATTGGGATTACGACGGCGTTAAGTTCCGGATGGGTGCTGTGTTCTAATGCCGGCTGATACCGTCCTTACTTACGAGTGGTTTCCAAGGCCGATAGTTGTTGCCAACGAGTACAGCATGATGGCAGCAAAGTTCGAATCTCGAGCAGGCCTCATGGAAGCTTTGTCACAAATCGTAGTTAAGGATATTGGCTATCAGTTCGACGTAGAAGGTGTGCCAAAGTGGGCAGCTTGGTCTGAAGCCTACGCGGACAGTAGTGAACATGGCGGTGCAATTCTAGATCGTTTAGGTGATCTGCGAGCAGGTGCAGAAAACGAAGGATCGTTAGAGGTAACGAGAGACACGATTGCATGGACAGGCGCAGCAGCACCTGAGTATTGGATCTATCATGCGCTTGGTACAATCAAGATGCCACAGAGAACGTGGATTGGGCTTACACCTACAGGTGAAGCTGAAGCATACGCAGCAGCGGATGAGTGGTTGGGTGCAGTTGTGGCTGGCGGTTCAGCAGGTTTGACCTTCGGATAATGGCGTATCTAACTTCTCTCGATGATGTTACACAAGCTGTTTACGACAGAATCAACGCCCAGCAAGTTCCACTCGGACTCAGGGCCGCGTATTATGCCGATAACAACTTCACACCGCGTTACCCAAATGTGGTTGTGGCGCACGGACGAAAAGGGAAAGCAAGGCACAGCACAGGAAACAGGTTTCGTTTCACGTTCTCTGTGTTCGTGTACGTCTTACACGCTGATCTGAACTTGAACAAAGCTATGCGTACCAAAGCAGACGTACAGCTTGCGGAAAGTGTCCAGGGCGTTATCGAATCGGACTTCAGTCTTGGTGGTAACGTCGTGGATTGTTTCGTAGAAGCAATTGAACCGGCAGTGCTGCCGGGCAGAAGTAACGGGCCGGCTGTTGTTGCAAGTCGGATCACAGTTTATGCCGAGTCAATTGGATGAGGGAAAGGATGGTTGGTTGTGGCTGAGTTCAAGCTTACGATGAAGCATCCTGAATTTCCAGACGGTACGGAAATCGACATTGACGGTGTTGGTACTGTCAAAAACGGAGAGAGCATTACCGTCACACAGGAAATGCAGGATGCTTGGTCAGCGCAGAACGACGGACTCGATCTAAAAAAGTCGCTGGCACAGAACGGCGCAGTTGACTTCAACGGCAAGAACAAGCTTGCTGATGGCGCCAAGGATCTGAATGAGGTTGATCCAGAAGTACAGAAGATGCGAGAGGCAGCGGACATTCGAGATGTTACGGTAGGGGGTGAGAAGTAATGGCAGTCGGCGTTGGCGGACAGGGATTTCTAGGGATTGCAATTGAGACTACGCCGGGCACTTACGTCGCACCTACAACGTACGTCCCGATTCTGTCTGAGTCTCTGGCTTACACCGAAGATAGGTATCTGTCTCCGGCTATTCGTAAGGCTACGATTGTCAACGACGTGAGGCAGTCATTCTATCACGTCGAGGGCGATGTAGAAATGGAAGTTGATTCGTCCACTTTCGTTTACTTTATGCACGCATGTCGTGTATCTGTAAACAAGGTTGGCGCGTCGGCTCCGTTCACGTATACGTTTACGCCGTCGGGTGGTGCTTCGGTAGGCCCGAACGGTAACAACGCTACGGTCAAGACCCTGTCGATTACGATTGTTCGTAACTTGCAGGTATTCAAGTACGTTGGCTGTGTGGTTGGTAGCTGGAACGTGCGTGTTGAGAATGGCGTGCTTCTCACGACACTGTCGATTCAGGGACTTGGCGAAGTTTCGGTCAACACCGATTCGCCGCCTACTCCTACGTTTACGACTCCGTCGCTGTATGGAGCTTCGACGCACACGATCAGCACAGCAGCAGTTGTCAACCCACCGACGACTCCGACGTGGACAGCACAGACGAACTTCGAGACATTCCAGTTCGCTGTGAACGACAACGGTGCAGCGCAGAACCGCATTCAGTCTACACGTCAGGCAGCGTTTGTGTCATTCGGCGAGACTGAGGGTACGATCAGTGGTACGCGAGACTTCGAGGTTAGATCTGACTACGACAACTTCGTAGCATCGAGCGTGGCTGCATTCCAGCTCAAGTCTGTGAACAGCGCCAATGACTCGGTACAGTTTGATGCGTACCGCGGTGTGTACACAGCGTTCCCGATTACTCTGCCAGGAATGGGGGATCTGGTTACGGTCGCAGCGGAGGCACGTATGCTTCAGAACGGCACACGTTCCTACGACGTTGTTGTCGTAACAGGAACCAACATCACCTAATAGAACGGCCAAGGCACAACTACCAAAGGAGAGAACAGTGCCTATCATCGAATACAACCTCGAGGGTGAAGTCTACGAGCTTAAGACTGCACCACCGGATGGGTTCATCAAGGCCCGCGCTCTGAGCTACGACGAGATGCTGACTCGGCGAGATATGGCTGCCAAGATGATTTACAGGCAGCGAGACAGCAAATCTGGTGGCAACGGGCGCGGGCCTTCGCGTGGGATTGGGAACAACAAGCAGCGTAAAGATCCCACTGACGAGGAAATGGAAATGATGATGGAGACTGCTAACAAGGCAGTCCAGACATTCCAGTTCTCGACTCAGATTGTCGATCACAATCTCACGTTCCCCGACGGTTCAAGAGTCAACTTCGCTAACGCTGCACACCTGCGGCGGATTCCTTCCAAGATCGGTGCAGAAATCGAGAGCATTCTCGACTCACTGAACGAGGAGGATTTGAGTGACGAGAGTGAGGGGGATTTTCCCGAGCAGTCTACTCCGTCCTCAGTCCCGACCACATCGGCAGCGGAGAGCGAGAGCTAACTGAGATAGAACGAACGGCAAGCGAATGGATCGAAATAGTACGCCTGTGTGAACGACTCCATTGCTTGCCGTTTAGGGGTGGACTGCTACAGCAACCATCATGGGTCTACAAGAGACTCAGATCAGTAATTGTAATTCAGGATCAGCTGAACGAAAAAGACATGAAGCTGAAGGAAGGGCAACAGGCACTCAAGAGTGGCAGTATCAGCTAGAGAACTTACGCTCATCCTTCGCGTTCAGTCTGCGGGGTCTGCGAACATTCGGAGAATGGCTGCCGATCTTGAAGCACTCGATCGTCGTGGGCAGACGTTCGGGCAAAGGTTCAGAACAGCAGCACAGGGCATCGGTGCCGTCGGTAGGCAAATGCAGCTTATCGGCGGCATCGGTACATTTGCATTAGGGCTTGCAGCTAACCAGGCCGCACAGCTACAGACCAAGGTTACACTTGCTGCCACACAGATCACAAGTTCTGTAGCAGGTACTAGAGCTAGAGCCGAAAAAGATTTCCAGGGAATCTTGAGTCAGATGACCAAGTTCCCGCAAAGCGCAGATGATATGTCTGCTGCACTGTACGACGTCTATTCGACGTTGAACGTAACAGGCAAGCAGGGCATACCCATCTTGCAGCAGATCAACAAGGCTGCTGTTGCAGGTGGACTGTCAACGCAGGATGCAGCTTCTGGTCTGCTTTCGGTTATCTCCAACTTCGACAAGGGCCGCGCTACGGTTCGTAACGTGCGTGAGGATTACAACCGCATGTTCGCCGCTGTGCGTTACGGTCGTGTCACGATGGAGGAACTGTCTACAGCTCTAGGAACAACCGCGCCGGCGGCTAAGATTGCAGGTCAGTCTCTTGGCAACATGGCCGGTACGTTTGCATTCCTGTCTCGATCACTTGGCCCGCAGAAAGCGGCAGTGAGCTACGCACGTCTTGTGGAAGCTCTTGGTAGTAATCAGATGCAGGAAGGTTTGAAGAAGGTTGGCGTCAACATTGACGGTGCCAATGGCAAGATGCTTGGTCTCGATAAAGTCATGCAGATCTTGATTAAGCGATTCCCGTATCTTGCTCAGGGTGGCGTTAAGGCGCTCAACTTCTTCAAGGATATTGGAAATATTCAGTCTACGATTCAGGCTCGACGTGCGTTCGCAACTCTTGCGACGAACATGGCGGGCTATCGTGACGTGCTGCACAAGACGATGGGCGACAACAACGAGTTCAGCAAGTCCTACAAAGCTATGGCGTCAACGCTTGGCGTACAGTGGGGCGTTTTCCTAAACACGCTGAAGTCGATTGTCGTCACAGTCGGTATGACGGTTATCCCCGCATTCCTCGAGATGGCTAAGCCTCTACGAGAAGCTGTCACTTGGTTCCAAAATCTATCTCCAGCCACCAAGGAAATGATTGGTAGGTTCGCTGCATTTGCCGCTGTGGGGGCTTTGGTGCTAGGTACGTTTGCAGCTATCACGGGCGGCATTCTCGCCATCATTGGTAGCTTAAGCCAAATGGGAGCGGCGATAGCAATTCTCGGCACGGGCGTAGGCAGCATGACGTTCTTGGCTGTCATCGCCAAGAAGATCTACGACAATTGGGACACGCTCGGCCCACTGTTTAAAAAGGTCGCCAATGACTTACGATCCATATTTACAAGTCTAGGTGAAGCAGTCAAAGCATTCTACGAGGGTGATTGGAATGCAGTGTGGTCGCATCTTGGTGACGCTATCAAAGCAGCTATCCCTGGTGTCAAGGATGCTCTCGATCTCCTTACGCAATCTATCATCGCATGGGGCAAGGATTTCGTAACAACCACACAGGGTGTTATCACGGCGGCTCTAAGTGGAATGTTTCTCATGGCAAGACGGCGTGGAGCGGGTGGCGCTGTAGGTGAACGCTTGTTAGGCGGGCTTTCATCGGCAGATCTAATGGCACCACTGGTCGGAGTAGCAGGTGGCCCTATGGGCATGGCTATAACTGCGGCAGCTAAATCCGACGACCTCGAGAAACTCGCTAAGTACGTTCCGTTTATGAGTACGCAACAGAAGATGGCTTACGAGGAATTGCAGACTCGGCAGAAGATTGCAAACACTTGGCGAAATCAGGTTAACGCACAGGCAGATGCTTACACTGTACGCAAGCAAATTTCAGCTCTAGAGGAACTTGATCGGCGCGGTCTGACTGCCAGCTCAGTTGTGCGCTCAGGTGAGACTCTTGTTTCTCGCACACCAAAGGGTGGGTTTGCTTCAGCAGCCGAACGTGCAAGCGCACTAGAAATTATGAATCGAGCGCCGGCAGCAGCGGGAGCAGCAGAAAAGGCTATGGCTGCATTGAACGTTACGACGATGGCTATCGCTGGATCTGCCGCCAACGCTGGTAAGGGAATGCTGTCGTTTATCGGCTTCGGCAATCCCTGGATTGGTGGCGCTATTGCCGGTGCAGCCGCGATCTATGGTCTAAAGACAGCTCTGGATTCTGTGTTCACTACCACAGCTACAAAGGTGAACGAGGAATACAAGAGCGTAGGCGCAATGAAAGCAAGTGCCGAAGCTGCAAACCAGGCAGCTAGAAACTACATCACTTACTCCAATCAGGTCAAGACTCTCAACAAGGCTATCGCAGATACAAAGGCTCGACTTGGTAAGGATAAGGGTGGCACACTCGCCTACCAGTCGGATCTAAAGACGCTTGCACAACTACAGGATCAGTTGAAAACTGCTACTGAGAATGCTACTAGAGCCGCGCAAGATCAAGCGTCAACATTTAACACAGCGTTGCAGAATGTCAATCCAAAGAACATCAACGACAGTTTGGCTACACTGCGACAGGTGGCACAGGGCGCTCCGATTGGAACTGCGACGTATGGTAACTTCCAGAATCTAAACCTTAGTGGAACCGGAAAAACAGCGGTTGACACCGAAACGTACAACAAAGCTCGAGCCACTGTGAATGGTTTGACTTCTGCGTTCGCTACTAACGTAGATACCATTCTGGCTGTTGTAGCAAGTGGACAGAAGCTAACCAAAACGCAGCGAGATATGATTACGCAAATGGGTCATGTTGCATCGACCTATAAATCAGACCTGCCTGGACTGTCAACTCTTATGCAGGATCTGACTCAAGCGACGATGGATTCAGTTAAGGCATTAGGTCGCGTACCCGGAAACATGGCAGGATTCGCGCAGTACGCTAACAGCATCCCACAGGCGATTAAGCCAGCAGCGGATCTGTTTATGCGTATTACGCATCAGGCTCCGAACATTCCATTCTTGCAGATGCTCGACAATCTCGAGAAGAAAGTTCCCGGAGCGTCTAAAGTCATGGCCGCGTTCGTTGCAACACAAGGGAAGCTGCCAAAGCAGAAGCAGTATAACTTCCTGTTCCATCGACCAGCATGGGCAGAAAGTTGGATGGCAAGATTCATTCAGCTTCATCACAGAATTCCTACTCACAAAGAAGTCAACATTGAGATCAAGGCACACGACGAAGCTTCAAAGAAGATTCGTGAGGTACAGCGGCGTGTAGGACAGCTACAGCGAGCCGGGCATCAGGTTATGCGTCTAGGTACTGGACAGAATCCACTCGCATCTCAGATCGAGCAAGCCTCTCGACAGCTTACAAGAGTTAAAGCACCGAAGCTTCATGGCATCGTGCGCTACACAATCCAGGGCAACGCTTTCAAAGCATTTCCACGGCAAGCTTCAACTGCTGCCAGCAACGCCAGCAAGAATCTTGACGTACTGACACACCATGCTGGTGTAGTTGGTACACAGTCTGGTACAGCGTGGGGTTCAAACTTCTCAGCAACAGCTAAGGGCACAGCCCATGCAACTGTATCCGTTATCATCAATGCGTACAAGAAAACGCTGAGGATCACTTCTCCTTCCAAGGTGATGAAGAAGCAGATCGGTGATCCTATGCTGCAAGGTATCTTGGCCGGGCTGAAGGATAAGGCGTCGATCAAGGATGGCGCACAGACAGCCGTCTCTACGATGATGGACGTTTTCAGCCAGTTCAAGGATACGTTCAAGACACAGATGGGCGACCTGTTTGCAGGCCCGACGTTCGTGCCAGTGTGGAAGCAAGCATTTGGTTCCGAGCTACAACAGACGTTGGAGTGGGGTGGCAGAGTTTCATTCCGACAGCTACAAAGCGATCTACAGAGCCAAGTACGTACGTTCCAGCGTTACCAGCATATGCTGGCAAGACTGCGCCGGCGTGGAGCGTCTGCATCTTTGATCGCAGAACTCCGACAGCTCGGGCCGGAAGCTACTCCCGAAGTTGAGGGGCTGCTCGGAGCTACACGTAGGCAGCTACGAGCCTACAGCAGATTGTACGGACGAAGCCAGCGTGATATCAACAAGGCTGCGACCAGAGCTACCAAAGACACCTACAAGCAGTGGAGAAAGCAAGGTGCCGCTGTAGCTCTCGGTTTCCTACAGGGAATGCAGGATCACTCCGCACGACTAGCTCGCTACTTTGCGCGTATCTTCCAGGGACTCATCAATCAGGTCAAGCACAAGCACAAGTCTCATTCGCCATCTCGACTCTACATGGAAGAAGGCATGAACGTCATGCGTGGATTCCAGATCGGTGTAATGCGACAACACTCCAAGATGAATCTCGAACATTATTTCGGTGCCCCTGTGCGGGGTAGGATGCGCGGGATGCCGCAAGTGGCATCTGTTACTAACAACTACTATTACAACAGAACGTACAACGTGTATCCGCAAAAGGATGAGAGTCTCCTGTCTGCACTTAGGAAGCACGACCACGTCACGAGGCACCGACCATGATTGACTACATTTACTTCCAGGGAAGCAGCGGGCAGACTGTTACGCTCAACGACGACACGTATCCTTTGAACACTTTCGATATGCAGGTCGAAACAAACACAGAGGAAACACAACGACCTTCCGATCATGGATTCTTTCCAACGTTCAGCTACATGGGAAAGCGAACAATCCATATGGAAGGTGACATTTTCGCAGCGGACAGCGCAGACTTTCTAACGAAGCGAAGTCAGCTCGTAGGCCCGTTTGTACCAACGCCCGAAAGAGGATCAACGTCTTTGGGTGTACTTGTAATCAAGTTTACAGGTCTGCCAGAAGCGGTGCAGTGTGAGTGTTACCCGGATGGATTGCCCACAGCACCCCTAGAGGCGCTCTCTCCGTCCCGTGGGACGTTTGCAATTAGTCTTAATACCTTCGATCCAATCATGTACGGAGCTACCGTCAAAACCGCTCGCACAGGCCTTCCGGGTGGTTCGGGTGGTTTCGTGTTTCCTATCAAGTTCCCACTCACGTTCGGACTAAGTTCGGGTGGGGGCAACGACGTCACCATCAATAACACTGGCAATGTATCATCCTATCCTGTAGCAGTGATTTATGGGCCAGCAAAGTCTCCTGCACTTACGTTGAAGGTTGGAACACAAACCTATCTGTTTGCACTAGACAATCTGGATCTAGCCGCAGGCGACACAGTCACCATAGATTTCGCAAAGCATACAGTTACAACAAACACGTTCGGCTCTGCATATTCACTTGTACGACCAGGCTCAGTTTGGTGGTCACTACCGGCAGGTACATCGACTGTATCGTATACTGCGTTTTCGTCGGCGTCACCATCTCGAGCAGAAATCAATTACCGCAACGGATACATGCTGTAGGTTGGAGGGAGCATGCCAGCAGTAGACTCAGTAGAGTTCTTACACAACGCACCAGCACCAGGATATTCGGCTCGACAGCTTAGGCAGCCTTTCGAGCATTACGGTGAAGGTGTGTTTGCGGCTACCGATTTTCTTGTCACTTTCGGTTCCGGATTGACAGTAAATGTTTCACCGGGTACAGCTTACATTCGTGGTAACAGCACGGCTGACCAAGGTGTGTATCGTGTCAATAACTATAGTAGTCGAGCGGTTACATTGGCTGCTGCTGACGCAACGAATCCTCGCATCGACCAGATCGTATTGCAGATCAGGGATGCAGCTGAAGATTCTGGTGCGAACAACGACGCACAGGTTGTAGCCATCACAGGACAGCCTTCAAACGGCGCTACACTCGATAACAGAAACGGTGCGACTTCGTTGGCAGTTTCTCAGCCTACGTTGATCTTGCTTGCTGACGTACTTGTAAATGCGAACAACTCGCCGGCAATGTCCGCAACAAGCATCCGTGCGCGTCGGCCACTAGCAATGCGAAACGCCGTACCGACAGTTATCCAGAGTGTGACTGCTCGAGATATGGTCGCGTTTGAATGCCCAATGCTTCCACTCGTAGCCTCACGTTGGAACGGCAGTTTCCATGCAGGCAAGCAGGGCGTTTACGCAATGTATTTGCCCCGCAGGATTGCAGCAACCACTGTGCGATTTCGCTACGTGCAGGACACAACGACGGCGATCGGCACAGGACAGAACTGGACTATCGCCATCTTTGATATTTCAGGACGCATGATAGCTCAGACCGGAGCTACTGCCTTTGCAGGTGCAGCCAACGGAGCAGTACAAGTTGCAAAAGCATTCTCACCGTCAGTTCCTGCTGGTTATGTTTTCGAAGCTGGATGGTACTACGTTGGCATTGGACTCTCGAGCGGTATTGCAGCCGGCGCTAACGTGTGGTTCCCAGGATACAATGTAGACTCTGTGAACTTCTCACAGGGCTACACGGTATCCCAGCCGGGCGTAGCATTCAAGCCAACAGGTTCTCCCGGTACTGTGTGGGATGCGTCGAACACCATCCTTCCATTCACAGATGTATACCAGGATCCAAACAACTCTGTGTCTCCTCCACTCCCTGTGATCGCACTTAGCAACGGTTAATGCCTCCAGTATCAGTTCTCCCTAACACCATAGCGGCTTCACAGCCAGCTATCCATCGAGCCTCCAACGGGCACTACTATAGTGCACCGCCAGATCAGGCTACCGCAAACAAGTACGCTTCGCTTCACGAAGCTATCATCAGCAATCCAGCTAAGTGGCAGTCGTTCTCCACAGGAATGGTTACGACCAATCCTAAGCTTCTGATTGGAGACTACGACAAGTCCATCCAGGGATTGCAATCTGTAGCATGGCCTGAAGCTTGGATCGCGCACAGCACACAGTCGCTTAGTTCGGCTACGCGCATTGCAAATCCGACGTTCACTGCATACTATGAGATGCAGTCGGATCACACAACTGCTGCACAGACGATCCAGGGCATAACAGCAACGTCGTGGAAAGACTGGATTGCAAAGGAACACTGGAACAATCTAGCATCCATTAACGCTCAGAATGCTAACGCTCCTTGCAATCTAGCTTACTTCGACTCGATGGGCCAGAAGGTTGGCGGAGAAGTTAGCTGGCAGGATGGCCACACGTACAATCAGTACGAGTGGTATCAAATCACAAAGACTGTTGCGACGCAGGCTAAAGCAACACGGCCAGCAAGCGGTTTGTGGATCGCAGGGAACGGATTGCGTGGAGGCCCGAGCTACATGGGCGCGTCCACAGATCCTGCAAATCCCTCTGGTAATAACTCTCTACTTATTCAAGACCTCGATATCGGTCTTGCGGAGAACTTCGTTCGAGGTAACTTTGACTCTGCTACAGCATGGGCGTCCGACCGTGAAGTAGAGCAGAGCATTGATATGAACAAGTCCGGTGCGCTTCAGAAGAAGATCATCTGGAATATCGTCAACCTCCAGAACTTCACAGCATCGCCCGGCCATGCTGCAATTTCGTTTACGTCAACACAGGCAAATCAGTGGCGACGTTATACGATGGCAATCTACCTTCTCGGCAACGACGGCTACTCACTGTTCGAATTCGTCGAGAACACAAACACGATTAAGCCGTGGGATGAAACTCATCCGTGGTACAGTGTTGTGCTCGGATTGCCACTGGATAACAGGACAAACGGCGCAGCATATAAGAACACAGTCACAGGGCTGTACACTCGTAACTACGAGCTTGGAACTGTATATCTCAACAATACGACTAGCCCTATTACCATCACACCTGGCACGGGCTACACACAGATTGATGGCACAGCAGTTTCAGGAACGGTTACGATTCCAGCCCATGACTCACTTATTCTCAAGCATCCTTTGCAGTCCGCTGGCGGCGGTGGCGGAGGCGGCGGTGGAGGAGCTTCACAGAAGAAGCCTATCCAGGGACTGTGCGAAGCTAACGCAAGTGCCGTTCCGGCCGCATATGCGAGTGCGCTCTCAGCGATAACGTACTACGCATATTGGGATCAGTTGCAGGATACAAACACGACGACTCTTTCCGGATCGGACATTGCAGGGATTGATGCTGCGATTGCGTACTGTCGTGCTAACAGTATCTCGTTGAAAATCCGCCTGTTCTGTGGGTACAGATCACCGGCGTGGCTCAAGACTTCTGTAGGAACGTGGTATGCAGCGAACAATCAGGACGTTGATTCATCTGGTGTTCCGATTGTGTTGCAGATGCCAAAGTTCTGGGCGTCAGCCTATCTAACAGCTTACGATAAGCTGATGCAGCTTATGGCAGCACGCTGGGATACCACAGACGTGCTGCTCGACATTACTGTGTCAAACGCGATGACACGGTACGCCGAACCTATGATCCGTGACCTGGGTGGATCTAAGACTGTCGGTGCAACTACATATCCTATTGGTGATCGTAACCGTGCAGAGATGGTAGGCGGCGGTACAGGCTGGGCACACGATGGTACTGCAAATGCAGGATCGACCATCGCAGTTCCGGGTGCGGGCTACAGCGATGCTTTGAATCAGGCTGCAATCAAAGCTGGCATTGATTCACACAACCGTTGGTGGGTGAATACCAACTCGAGCTTCGCGTTCAACCCGTACCAGACATTGCTGTCACAGACAGAAGCCGGTATCACGTACACCGGAAACAATCAGGTCTTTGACTCTAACGACGACGCTACTCTGACGAAGACCAAGAGCTTGATTGACTACTTCAAAACTGCTCTTGGAGACAGGGGAGTTCTCGAGAACAACTCGGTTAGGGATTCGTACTTCACGTACGACGCCACAGGCAAAGCTACAGGTATAGCGAGCCCAACTGGTGCGTACGGAATGATGTACAATTACATGATCGGGTACGGGCCTAACAGCTTCTACCAGATGGCTAACTATCCGGCTGTGGGGGATTTCAACAAGACACTGGACGGTCTTGTGAATGTCCTTAAAGCTAATGGGGTCGAGCCAACTTCAGGGTTCCAGTCACTTGCAAATGCAGGTAATCCAGACAGTGCCGAATACGCTCCAAGCAATCTTGCTAAGTGGGATACGCTTCTAAACGCTAATCCTATTACTGCCACTGGCGGTAGTGGCGGTGGCGGCCAAGGTGGCTCATTTACTGAGACCAACGTAGTAACAGATTCTTATACGAGAACTGTTGCTGCCGGTGGACTAGGAACAGCGGACACAGGACAGTCATATGTCTTGGGAGGTACGCTGTCAGATTTCTTGGTGAATGGAACAACAGCAGTAGTTACAAGCAGGACTGCCCCTGTGGGGCATTTAGCTATGATCCCGTCTGCTGTTTCTACGGTCAACGCACACGTCCATGCAATTTTCTCGTGGAATGAGCTGCCAGTAGGCGACGATCAGATCTTCTATATCTGGCTGCGTGCTGATTCCACAGGACAGAACGGCTATCGTCTGCGGTGCATTATGAACGTAGCCACACAGACGATGCAAATGCGTTTCCAGAAAGTTGTAGCTAACGTTGCAACTTCAATTGGAACCTTGCAGATCCTGTCAGTTCCGTGGGCTGCGAATACTATTTGGGGTGCAGATCTTTACTGCATTGGTACTAACCCGACAACGCTTCAGGGATTCTTCTATCAGAACTCTTTGGGCAAGCCGACAGATCCAACGGAACAGATTACAGACTCCGAGCCAACTTTGCAGACGGGTTCGGGTGGAACAGGTTGGAGTGCGTTCGTACAGAACAATAACACGAACGTGCCGGTTAACCTTTCCGTGTATCAGTTCACTATGGGTACGCTCACCGCTGTTACAACTCCGAATGCAGCTCCGGTTATTTCGTCGGTCAGTCCTACAAACAACACGCAGATTCAAACCCCCACAGGGGCTACGTCTACTCAGATTCTTGCGTCTGCTGTAGTTACAGATACCGACGGTACTGTGAACTCCGTAACCGTTCAGGTTGGAAATGGTACTCCACAGCCACTAACTCTTGCATCCGGTAAGTGGACTAGAACGCTCACACTTGCGCCTGGCAGTTACACACTGAGTTGGGTTGCAACAGATGATCTAGGAGCTACAGACACACAGACTACGAGCTTGACTGTACTTGCACCAGGCTCTACCGGAACAGGTAGCGGCGTAATACTTGGTGCAGCGACTAAGGTTCGTAGCCCTCGCACAGACAGGTCGCAAGAAATTGCATATCTCGACACGCTCATCGGGCCAAAGAAGTTTGACTCTGTGCGTGTGTATAACAACCTGCCAGGATTCGGGCCAGGATTGCCGACAGAGCAGCAGAACATTCTCGCACAAGGTAAGACAATGTGCGTGAGCTTCGGTATTGGTGCTGGTACGTTCCACGATGTTGCAACTGGTGTACGAGATGCAGACATTGACGCGATTGGAGATGCATACAAGCCGTACCCACAGGTCGTGTTGTGTTACAACCATGAGCCTGAGAAAGACGGCGTCGATAACTCGCAGGCTAACCGTGACGATTACAAAGCTGGCTGGCAGCGATTCGTAAACCGTATTCGCGCACGCGGAGCTACAAACAAGTTCGCATTCATCCTCGAGGGCTTCACGTACAATACAACGAGCGGCCATCACACGTTGCTTGTTGATTCTGCTACAGGGCAGCTTTCAAATCAGATCTTCCCAGGCACACAGTATATCGACTTTTGGGGTGCAGACTTCTACAACTGGTTTGGCAAGGATGGCACGCACAAGTCGTTCGATACTGTAGGTACGCCCTTTAGGCAGTTCATGGCGCAGTTCTATCCGAACATGCAGATGCTTATCGGAGAGACTGCGACCGACGATGATCCTAACGATCCAATGTTCAAAGCGAACTGGATCTTGCAGATGCTTGCGGATCTGAAAACAACTAAGTGGGCAAAGCTTGCCCATCTCTATTGGTTTAATAGCCAGAACCAGACTCCTCCCTACTTCTGGTATTTCGATGACACAGCAGTAAGCCCATCAGGCACAGGATATCTCGGGCCGTCAGTGGCACCGTCTTCGACGTTCATTAACAACAACATCGCTGCGATGAAGCAGATCGCAAATGATCCGTACTTTGCAGGTACAGCACCACCGCCACCACCGCCTACGGACACAACGCCCCCTTCTCTGTCTGTAACTACGCCGGCGTCTAACACTACGGTTTCTAATGCAACTACAACACAGACGGTTGCCGGTACTGCGACTGACGAGACAGCTCTGGCGTCTGTGACAGTCAACGGCGTAGCACAGACACTTACGGGTAACTCGTTCTCTACGTCTGTACCGTTGGTCGTAGGATCGAACACGATCACCGTAATCGCCACTGACACGTCTGGAAACCAGACGAAGATCACACGGACTGTTACACGGCAGTCAGCAGTTACAAACAATCCGCCAACGGTCAACATTACTGCTCCCACAGCAGGACAGAATTTCGCTGCCGGTACAACGTCAGTAACGTTGACAACGACGGGCTCGGATGACGTTGGTATTGCCTCTGCAACGTGGCAGCTCGACGGAGGAACAGCTCACTCCTTCAGCTACACAGCAGGAAGCTTCTCAACTACTGTGCCTGTGACGGGAGGCAATCACTCTATCACTGTGACTGTAACAGACACAGGTGGATTGCAAGCACAGAAGACAGTCAACTTCGGTGTTGGTACTACCACGGTTGACATTTCAGGTACGATCGGCACAACGACCGTACCGGCGTTCAGGATCAAGGGCGTACGCACTCATGTAGGTAACGCCGCAGAAGGTTTGCTGATTAACATTCGTGCAGCAAACGCGATCTTCGACGACATGAATGCTACGACATATCCTAAGTGGCGATACCCTGGTGGTGGAACATACAGTCCCTCACAGCAGACGACTGAGTTTTGCAATGCGCTTCCAACCTACAAGGCTGCCGGTGTAGATGCAGTAACAATCAGCCTCATGGGCGCACAAGCAGATCCGGCAGCAACAGGCCCGCCGTGGCCGTGGGATTCGTCTGCATTCAATCTTGACGGTACTATACCAACCACAGGTGCGCGTGCAGGATTCTGGACTAGACTCGACCAAGCACTTGCAGCCCTAGATGCAAATGGAATGGTTGCAATGATTCAGCTGCTCTATGCCAGTGAGATTAATCGCATAACCGATGCAACTGCGGTGAACACAGCAGCGGATGCATTCGTTGACTGGATGCTTGCACGATCCTATCGCAACGTGCTGTTCTCTATCGGCAACGAGATTGACAACTCGCACTATACGTTTGCAGTCAATACAGATACGGGTCGTATCAATCTAATGAATCGTATGCGTAATCGACTCTCAGCTGGTGGATGGATAAATCCGCTTGTCGGAGTTACATACGGATCAACAGGTACTCCATCAAATGCAGTTGTTGCAGCAGCCGACTGGACAGGGTTTTCTAACAACTCGAATCTGGCATCAGATGTTACGTCGCGTCTGACTACGATTCGTGGATTAGCTAGTTACGCAACAAAACCAATCCCGATCATGGTTGTGGAAGATAACAGCTTCGAACTGTACGGTTCTGCTGGCATAGACCGTTACAATGCTGCTGTCAACAACCACGCTGGTACTGGTCTTTACATTCAAGGCAACTCTGGATCGTTCGCTGGTGGCGATTACAAGACAGGCTTCCAGTCTGTACCTACTCCGTGGGGAACGTTGAATGGTAACGGAGGCCTTTCCGGCACAGCAGATCCTACGAAGAAGCTATGGTTTGATTGGACAACGCCGTTTGCAATTGGCCCGGACACAACGCTTCCAACCTTGTCTGTAACAACGCCAGCAGCAGATGGATCTGTGTCGAACGGAACAACTACACAGGCAGTAGCAGGCACGGCTACGGACAACATTGCAATAGCCTCTGTGACTGTGAACGGTACGGCTGTGGCAGTAGGCGCCGGCGGTGCGTTCTCAACTAGCGTGCCACTCGTCGTTGGTACAAACTCGATTGTCGTCGTCGCAACGGACACGTCGGGTAACACGAGAACTGTCACACGTACGATCACGCGACAGTCAGTGCCGACTACGCCGCCTGTGCTGACAGTTAGCACACCGGCCGACGGAACAACGTACGCAGCAGGTACAACAAGCATCCGCATGACCGGAACAGCGACAGATGCAGACGGCTTTGTCGTTTCAGTTACCTACTCGCTTGACGGTGGCGCACCCACGTCAATGCCACTGACAGCAAATGCGTTTGACGTTACTATTCCAGTTGGAGAAGGAACACACTCTTTATCGTTCGTTGCTACCGACGATGACGGTCTAACAGATTCTGCCACTGTCAACTTCGCTATCACAGTAACACCACCACCGCCTCCACCTGTACCAGATCCTCAGCCAGTTACCGATCCAACTTTCGTTGACGTACTGGACGTAGATCCTCGGCCTGAATTTACCATCACACACTCGAGGCACGATGGTACGAATCTTGGTGACAGCAAAGGCGTTGACCTGCGATTCGGCAAGTTCATCGGAGCGCCTGGCTATATCAGTTACGGGCTTCACAGAACAGATCCTCTAGCACCATACAGCGAGCCAAATGCAGTTGACTTCTCATTGCAACGCAATGGCGTTGAAATCCTCTCGGGAGAGATTGTTCAGAGGGATGCAGAATCCAACCAGGATCTCTTGCAGATTTCTGGCCAGGATTGGATGAACTATCTGGACTCGTTGTACTTGCCGTTTGATCCTACCAATCCGAAGTCAAGCGACAACTTCACGCGAGTAGACACAGATCTTACGGATATCACCGAAGGTCTTATCACTAAGGTGTTGAACTCCTATAACAACACCATTGACCTGTCGATGAACAATGTCAAGACAGGCATCATTCAGTCACAGCACTTCTCGGCCTACGATCTGAACAGTCTCAAGAGCATGATCGACACGCTCGCACAGCAGAATCCTGGGTTCGAGTGGGAGATTACACACGACTTGCAGTTCATCATGTATTCTCCTAAGCGTACAGATCAGTCTAACTTCCGAGTGGATTCCTCCAACATCATCACAGCACACTACGGACAGATGGGTGTACCTGCCGCATGGGTCTATGGTAGAGGCCAGGGTGCAGGATCAGCACAGGCCATCCGTAGAGCTGGTAACGCAGCAGTAGCTCAAACGTACCGTGACCGTGTTGTTGTGGAGGATTTCGGTACAGTATCTAGCCGCAAGGTGCTTGACAATTTAACACGGCAGAAGGTAGCAGAACTCGCAAAACAGAAGCTCGAGTTTTGGGTTATCGTTAAGCCACGACCGCGGGAGAACGTTTATGCGTCGGTATTCCCTGGACAGTACGTTTTCGTGGACTGGCAAAAGCCAGAGTTCCAAGCGAATGGGTACTTTAGGCTCATGGGATATGAGGCCGTTGTTGACGCAGAGGGTAACGAGCAGATCACTCTCAACTTCAACACAGACGACGCGAGTGTAGACTAAATGCCTCATCTTCCTGACTATGGCGATCCTATACTTAGACTCCAACGTAGAATACAAGACCTCGAAACAACAGTTCGCAATCTTCAGTCAGCCAATAACCGAACGTCTGTGCCGATCTATACTCCACAGGATCTAGCAGATCTGGTCGAACAGAACAATGGCGAGCTATACATCAACAGCGCAGATGGCAAACTTCGTTATCAGTTCAACGGAGAGAACAAAGTCACTTCGACACCGTGATATGGCAAACGGAAACGCGACAAGCACGTGGGATAGGTGGTGGCCGAGGATTGTGGCGTTGACTGCGCTTGTCCTGCTTGTTTACGAAACCATCTTTGTGCAACAAGATCGCGTATGGCTGTTGTTTCTTCTAGGCTCACTTGCGACGGGAGTCCCGATAGCAGTACTGATTGATGCGTACTTGCGTAGAAACGGGAATGGGAAAAAGTAAACTCAGAATGCTAGGTAAGGTCGAACATTTTCCTTGGGCTGAAAAGCTTCACAAGAACGAATGGCCTGCTCGAGAACTACTATGGATATGGTGCCATCCAATGCTCTCGTTTGTTATTTTCTTCACAGCCGTAGGCACGATAATTCTCTACATTTCAGGAGCGTAACGTGCCACTTTCACCAGTAGTTAAGCACGCGGAAAAGCACCCAAATAGAGTTGTCCTTTCGATCTGCGCGCTTCTGCTTCTAAACACGTCCGTTGGAGCAATAGCGTATTACAAAACAAACCAGAACACACAGCAGTTGAAAGAACAATCCTTACAGTTCGCTCACGCTGAATGCGTTACGTCCAACAATGCGCGCAAGGCTGTGTATGATCTTCTGGATTTCGCAGAGCAGCGCATCAAGACCATCCAAAACCCTCACCAATCAGTAGCACAAAAGGAGGCAGCACTTAAGTTCTACGAAGATGCAAAGAAGCGAATCACGTTCATCCCGTGTCCACCACCATTGCCATAAGGAGAGAAGTAGATGGTACTGTCTAAAGTTAGACAGCGCATTCAGAATCAGTGCGATTGGGGCGTAGGAAACAGCGCACAGATTCACTACTCACAGGATCTGACACTACGCAATCAGTCTTTGAGCAGATGGAAGAACCACGAACTGCCGTTCAGCACTGACTGTAGCGGAGCATTGACAGATATCTTCCATGCCGCCGGCGCACCGGATCCGTCAGGTCTTGGCTACAACGCTATCGGCAACACAGGCACGCTGTACTCCAACTCAGAACATATCCTAATGAGTCATCTCGAGCCTGGCGATTTCATCATCTGCTTTAAAGGCGCGGAGAGCGAGCACGTTTACATTGTACGACGCAAGCTCGCTAACGGCGATTACCAGATCTTTACGCATGGCGACGAGAGCTGTCCGAAGTATGAAAATCTTTCACAGGTGTCGAGCTACTGGAACAGTGTCGGACATATGACGGGCTGCCGTACACTGCCATTGCAGGATGAGTATAGATGGACGATCTTTGCAAACGGCGACGTAGTTACCCATACAGATCATCCTGTGCTTTGGGCTACACGACACCCGCGCGCATTCCGGCGGTTTGAAAGGCTCGGGTTTAGAAGGAACATTGTGTGATGAAACTGGCGCAGCACACCGGCGAGTGGTATTCGCTGACAACGCTACGTCAACTCGGTCGAATTGTGGACTTAGAAAAGGAGGAAATTAGGCCAGCAACTAAGCGTGATCTTAAGGAGGGGTGTCCGGTCATCCTTAACACGCAGGTTCTTGTTGTGTTCTTGTATGACCATATTAACCTCCGTTACTTCTGTGAGACAGCTTTTGAATCCACAGAGAAGAAAGAACTTGTTAACGCTTTTCTAGCTCTTAAGGAGGCTCGAGTCTGATGGAAACCAAGCCAGGCTATATGACCACCGAGTTTTGGGTGCAGATCTTCGGACAGGCTGTTGGACTGCTTCAGCTCACGGGTGCATGGCAGTACGCGCCGGACTCATCCAACAAGTACGTGATGATTGCTATGGCAATCCTTGGCGGTCTATATGCAGTCGGTCGTGGACAGGCAAAGCAGGGCGTCCAGTACACGGGGCGCAGCCGTCCGTAACCTTAACTGCTAAGTTAGCCCTCTAGGTGGGGGCAAAAAGAAGCCCGCGTCGTCCTCTCCTTCGGCGCGGGCTTCTTCGTGCTTGCTATGCTGCGGCGACTTTGCCGGTTCCTCCACAGTGCGGGCACGCCATATATCCAATCAGTCCTATCCGCTGTGCGGATTTAAAACATGATAGGCAAATTGACGCTGGCGGTACTTCCTCAAACACAGCCTGATAGGGTATAACCCCGCACAGGGCTGTGGTGCCTACTTCGTCGAGAATATGTACCTTGGAACTGTTTGATATCCCGTAACGCAGCATTAGCTCACCGTTTGCAAAGCGTTGTTGCCGCTGAATGCCGTTCGCTCGACGGAACCTCACTCCACGGTGTGAAGATCCATGCTCCGCGCTTTGGGATCAGAAAGATCCCTCGGTAGTCAATACTGATACGAAACTCCATCACTTGTCTCCATTCATACGGCTTTGAGTCCAGGATCCGAAATCATCTTCTTGTAGGCAGCCAGCTCTGCTGTTGTCGCATCGACGTTGTAGCCGTTCGTGCCCCACGCATTGTCGAACCACAGCAAGCACTTGACCTTGCCAGGATTGCTGGCCAAATACTGATGCACACTGTTAACGTATGCGTCAGGCTTTAGTGCCTTGGCTGATGCAGTCTCTCCTACCATAAACGGCTTCCGTGCTGCCCAATCGTTGATTGCATCGTGGAAGATCGTGCCGAAGTCGTGGTAGGTTGATCCGTGATTGTAGCCATCGAATGCGACCCAATCGACAACGTCGTCGCCAGGATAACACGCCTTCGGATCAATAGGGCTGACCTTGCTACCTGACTTGTAGACGTTCGGCGACCAACACATAATCACGTTCGGATTGGTCTTGAGTATAAGTGCCATTCGCCGCCATGCCTTAACGAACACAGCAGGCCCGCCATAGTTATCGGGGTACGTGGTTTCCCAATGCCCGTTGAACTCCTGCCACATAATGATGAACGTCGGCGCCTTGATTGCAGCCGCCCGCTGCTTGAACGTCGCGTCAAGCTTGCCGGCGTTCGCATCCTGCACCCAGGTGCCGCTCTTGCTGCCGCTCGAGAGTGTCTCGGCAAGTACATGCCCTGTGGTGGGTGTATCGAGCGCCCCGAACCCGCCATTGCTGTAGCCATGTTCTACGTCGTAAACGTGTCCTAGTTGCTTCTCTCGTGCTGCGAGTGTTGATCCCGGTGGAACTGTAGACCCAAACAGCACACCGTTAAACGTACCGTGCTTGAGCTGGTCAAGTGATAGCATTACATCTCCTAGTCGATTTCAATAAGAGGACGTGCGTTGTTTCCTAACCATCTGCTCCCTTCTTTGAATGTTGCCCAATGGAGAAGGTGTCGTGAAGCATCATTCGCGTGAACGTTACCAGGAATCCATACACCCATTTTCTGGAGTTTAGCGTCGGCGTAGAATCCCTTTCCTTCACTGGGCGATTGCTCACTATAGTTAGTGTCTCGTACCTCTGCCCACAGTTGGCACACTCCCAGTAAGTTGCGCGATACAAGCTCGACACCAACAATTCCCTGCCTACTTTCAAAGCTTTCGGCAATGAGGTATGCAGGGTTAACTGACTCAAGCATGCCCCACAGCCCAGCTCCTCGTAGTCTGGATTGTCCTGCTCCTCGATATCGAAAAACATCGTCGGCAATTTCTCCGTAGGCATATCCTGTAGTCCCTCCCGGATCCAGACACAGTACGATCATTTCCTGTAGTCTACCGTCGCTGTCGTTACGTCAAGATGTTCATGCACGCCGTTGTAGGGCACGAAGAACACTCTGTCACTAACTTCTACGCAGTCATTTCGTACGAAGTCATACTCACTAACTACACGGTCTGCGATGCGAGGTAGGAGCTTACGTGCTTCCCACAGGTCTGCTTCGTACTCACACACGAACCAGTCGTAGTTCTCAGCTAACGAGCTTGAGAGCTTTACCCGTAGCATAGCACCGTACACAAGTGTCGGATCTAGACAGTGATCGTACTTGAAATACATTCCTCGCGGGCCTACCACAAAGTGTCCGTGGGTTACTGCGGAGTACCGCTTCGGGGACAATATGGTATTTCGATCCCTGGGCATGCTTAGTTACCCACAGCATAGTGTCTTGTCCTGATGCCATAAACTTGTGGTGCGCCCTTTATTCTAAATGTCCGCGATGATACATGCGTTCTATACGTCTGCATCTCGGTCATATGACGAGCATCTCCTTTCGCACACAGCAGCTCTAACACTTCTTCCAGCAGTTCTGTGTGCCCCTCGTTCCAGTAGGGAAAGCCCGACCAACCTTTGCCTGTGTTCCATCCTAGAACTCTAGATACAATCTCCGACGTAGGCTTGATCCCCATTTCCAACAAGCTCTCACAGGTGACGTAGATCCTTATGAAGTCCCTGTCATTCAACGTCGCCCCACGTGTGACCTACTTGTACGTCTGCGTTGAAAGGAATATCGGTCCATTCAAGTGACACTCTAGGGCTAGACTCCATGCTGCTCCGAACAATATCTTGCGCTGTGGAGGCATAATCAGCCTCGCATTCGCATACGATGGAGTCGTGAACCAAGATAATAGGAAAGCATCTAGATAAGTCAAGCTCTCCATCATTCATCAGACGGATGAGTGATAAAAGGGTGAAATCGCTGGCCGTTGAACTGATGACGAAGTTCACTGCCTCTTTCAGCGTGTGATCCAGATTCTCGTTCGTGATTAATGGAAACCTCCGCTTCCTCCCGAACGCTGAGGTCAGCTCCCCGTTTGCTCTCACTTCTTTGTGGACTCTCCTTGTCCAATTCCACACCCCCGGAAATCGTGACCACCATCTTGCAATGTCTCGTTCGGCTTGAGCTTTGCTCATATGGTACATCTGGCTGAACGTGAAAGCCTGCTGTCCATATGCGATGCCGAAATTGTAGTTCTTCGCTAGTACCCGTTGTTCCTTCGTGAAGTTCGAGCCGAACAGTTCAGTTGCAACTTCTGTATGCAGGTCTTTGCCACTACGATAGATCTCTAGTAAGCTTTCATCTCCACTTGTAACTGCGATCGTGCGAAGTTCGGCCTGACTGTAATCAGCTTGGAGTATAACCTTCCCTTCAGGTGCAACGAACAATGAACGAATGTTCGGTAGTCCGTCCTTACCACCACGAGGAATGTTTTGGAAATTAGGGTTACGGCTTGATAGACGCCCGCTCTCCGTTCCGTGTAACAGAAAATCGCTTCGGAGTCTCCCATCTGGATCAACTCTTTCGGCAAGATTTTCGAGATAGGTACTTCGAAGCTTGTCCAACTTCTTGAATCTTTCGAGGTAGTGAACAAACTCAAGCACGTCAGCAGGTGCATTCCTTGTACGTAGCAGTTCCTGACGAACGGCACTATCGACGGAACGATCTTTGTTTCTTCGAAAGAGGGGATTAGTAACGCCACGCCTGTCATAGATCCATTCTGCCACCTGTTGGTGTGAATTGGGATTGAGTTCTTCCAATCCGCTGATCTCACGACATAGTCGCAACAGTCGAGCCAGTTCAGGATTGACTTCTTCCGTGGCGATTCTTCTAGCCTCAGCGGCATCGAATACTACTCCGTGTCGTTCGACGTCAGCGAGACAGTTACTCGCTGGAATAAGAAGCCGGTCATAAACATTACGTGTACCTTCGGACTCCACACGCTTTGATAAGACCCCGAATACCTGTCGTGAGCCGGCGGTATCGTACCCGTTGTATTTGTATAGAGCGTCCCATGCCGAAAAACCTTCATAGTCTACCTTAACCTTCGTTTTAAGTCGTCTTGTGACGGGTTGTTCTGTGAATCCATATTTCTTACCCAACGCGACTGATTCTGGTTCGTACTTATCCCAATCGAGTTCATTGTGTACAAGGTAATCAAGACTATGAACACCCGGTCGTTCGTCGCAGATGTAGGATAAGAGTAAAGTGTCCTCATCCACCTTAGCTGAACTGATCCCATGATTCCTCAATAGCTTTATATCGAACTTTCCGTTGTGGTATACGAAGCGGTGGCCTGTATCTTTATTGCCAAGATACTGTCTAGTTCTCTCCACAACTTTTCGATCGTTAATGGCCTGCTTTCCGATAACAAACGCTCGCACGTCCGTCGGAGAAAAGCTGATTGATAATATCTGTGATATTGCGCTGAGTCCTGTACTCTCAATATCCACTGCGACGACTGTTCCATCTGGATAGCTCTCTAGTTCATCGAGGATTCGGAGGGCATCTTGCCTAGTGTCTGCGACGGAAACTTCGGGGTAGCGTGGACGACTTGGAGTTCTGAATGCTCGTCGGAAGTCTGATACCAAATCGGGAAACACCACATCGTCCCGTAACGCAAACGCTGGGTTGAAAGTTGCGATGAGTATCTTTCCATTGCCCAAGCTGATACGTCTACCGCGAGAACTGCGTAGGGTGTGCTTCCCGTCAGTGAGGACACGCAATGCTTCTGCGCCGGCTGCAATGTATGTATCGGTCTTGACTGTGTCCAACTCGTGATATAGTCTCGGTAGGCAAGCGTCCACAGCCTCTTTGGGCGGGTTGTCTGTTTGACAGAGTACAACGTTCGTAGCAACGATATCATCACGGGACACATTATTACGCAGCAGTAAATGATCCAGAACTTTACCGGCTGGCCCACTAAAAGGACGAGCAGCATTGACATCGTACTTGCCAGGGCTACGACTAACCACAAATGCTCGAGCATCTTGTCCGTTATGTCCGCTAGGAAATTGAGTAGGCGCACAGGGGCTATCCTTCAGTGGACAACGCCAGCATTCTGCATGGGGCGCTTTGGAGAAACGTGCCGTCTTAGTGCGATCATCTAACGTCGCTACGTAGTCGGCAGTCTTTGCTTCGAACTTAGTCACCTTGCAATGGATTCCCGTTTGGACCAAAGATCTGTGGGCCAGGAACAGACTGTTGTACCATCTGCTTGATGCGCTGCTGCCGTACCCTTGGCAGTAGCTGTTCTTCCATCTCCCGTAGTCGTCCAGCGAACTGTCGGTAGTACCTGAGCCCAAACTCCTCGCGGTCAATCACACCTTTCTCGATCAGGTACTCTGCGATATTCTCGAGCTGCATTGCAGTCACGATTGGATCGAAAAAGTTGCCCGTAAGATTGTACTGCTCTCCGTCAAACAGCTTGCCGATCCGCTTCATTTCCTGCTTGCATTGCTCGATTGTCAGCTCGTCTACTGGAATATCTTTAAGACCCATTCTTCGTCCTCTCGATCACGGCCAGCACGTCGCGTTGGAAGGCCTGCGCCGGGCGGTGCTTGACACCGTACGGATCCGTCATTATCGGTAGCGCCTTGATCCCGTCCGCGACCACCGCCAACACTACGGGTATCACGGCGTCGGCGTTCTCTAGGTATTCGGTCTGACCACCCTTGCCAAGTGTGTTCCAATCCTCGCCGTCATTCACCGCAATCGCCTTTGCGACCTGTTCACGGAGTGTATCGTTATCCGTCATAGGGGACTGCGAACTCATTTTCGACCATCCACTCGTTGATGTTGGTCTGCCAGTCCTGGCTGTACAGTGTAGCCAGATAACGTCCGTACTTCTCCCGCTTGTCCTTGTGCGTTCGCATGTTCAGCCACAGCACCTTGTCTGAGAACGCTTCTCCAACACTCGTTGACACGTCCAGCGAACTCAAACCGTGGTCGATGATTTGCTGTGTCAATGCGTCACGAGAAGTGTGGCCTTCTGGTGTAGACATTTCTGGAGCGTTGATGCCCTCGAGTCTGAGCGTCACAAGGCGGTACGTTTCTCCACCGAAATCCCACACAGCATGAACGGTATCTCCGTCCACGACTTTCATAATGCCTACGCGATAGTCATACATTTCTAAGCTCCCTCAGTTGTGCGATGCGCTTGTTACGATTACGAACACGCGGCTTGTCTGGATCTGTGTCTGCATCGGTCGGCACTAGCTTGCCTTCCTTCTGCTGGTAGCTCGTCCACTTGCCACCCTCGAAGATTGACACGTATCCGCCACTCAGCACCTGTGCGGGTTTCGTGCAATGCTTTCCGTAATCGTACGGGCCGGGGTCGCCACTAAACCATGCAGGCAAAACGAAGTCACTGACCTTCACTCCATTGTAATCGAGAGCGAGGTTATCAGCTTCAACAGGATCGCCAGTTTCCAAGGACCTAAAGATCGTTTCATTACTTGGATCATTTGCTGACCAAAAGCATGTTGGATCGCCGAGGTCTTCCCACACTTCATGCGTGAAAGTGACACGCCAATCGTACCCGTACTGTTTATCAGTCTTGGCGAAGATCCGTAGGATACTGTTTCCGTGATCGTCGTAGTGGTATCCAAGTGCGCCCTGCTGATCGCTCGTGTCAAGAATCTCAATTGTTCGCAGATTGAGACCTGTGCTGGGGTTACTCGTGATAACAAAACTACCCGTTGCATTCCACCACGGTTCGAACCAATGGTCGGCAGCATACTTGAATGCTGGAAGACAAGCTGATATTTCGGCATCAGTCAGTACCGTAGAAGTGTTCTTGATCTGGTATAAAGGATGTACACGCATTACTCTCCAATCGGGAAAAGGAATCGGCCTTTACCTTCTTGTCTGATATCAATCATTCCCCTTCCGACCAGAGTGTCCAGAATGTTGTCGTTCTCTCGCTTCATCAGTCTAAAGTTCCTCATCACAGCCGTAGACGGACAGCCTACGTTTTGCTTTATGAAGTTAAACACTTTCTGCAAGTCCGTTTCAACTGCACCTCTGCCGAGGTTCGTAAGGAGTTCTGTAACGCTTGGGAGCCACTTGGTAGTGACCGATAGCGCGTCGATGAAATCCCGTAGCTCAACTGTGATCTGTTCATTCTTCGGGTGCTGCCGCGTAGCAGATATAAGTACAGCACACTTAAGCGTGGACAGCGCGAACCGTTGGAGCATGGGGGTAAATGTTGTGGGATCGACGGACTCTCCACTTGCTTTAGCCAATAGCTTCTGAACGTCATCGAGTTTGTCCCACGCTTTCTGTTCTACCTCAGCCACAATTCTAGGCGATGCCATAGCCTGCTGCGTGCCGATGGTCATAGGCTTCTGTGCAACGTAGTCGTTATACAGTTGCGTCAGCTCAACGCGCAGTTCATTCTCAGCCTGTCGTGCCTGTGGAGTTCTTGTGCCGATAGGCTTCATGCTTTCAATGTCAGCTTCCGCTGTAACGATCAAGAACCGTGGCAGGAATCCTGACTCTACATGCTCTGTGCCAAGTGACGAGAACATCTTGGTCTTGATGCCGCCGGCGTAGAAGATGAAACGTGGATCACGAACTGTAATGGTTTCTTTGGAAAGCTGTCGTTTGAGCGTTTTGCCATCATAGAGCTTGGTCATGTTCTCTAAGACACCGGCCATGTAATCCTTCTTATGGGCTGAGGCGATGAATCCCTGTACCTCATCACGTTTGAAGATTGATGGCTGGCCTGTCCGTCCAGATAGAGCCTTAAAGATACCCTCCGCAGTACCGTCTGTTGCCAGTACAACGTCCTCACACCCTGGTACTGATTCAAGTAGGTCTGTAGCATGATCCATTGCTGTTGATTTGCGCGTGAGAGTAGTGTCGGCAAGAATCATTCCCCATATATTTGGAAATATATCTCCAAATGTTGCTTCAACAAGAAGGTTGCCACTAAGTAGCCCGGACAGGATGATGAAAGCCGATAGTTCATGGTATTGAGGTGCAGCATCTCCGAGACTTGACGCCCATCTGATGTATCGTCCTGCGAATGTCTCAGCATCAGATACGTCATCTGGATCATAGAGAGTCGGAATGACAATGGCTTCTCGCTCAAACTGTTTATATACGGACTCAAGCTGTTCAGATTTAGCCGCTGCCCGAAGAACGTCGCCCCACAGAGAAACGTTTGGCTTGAAGCCATCCCTCTTAAACTTATTACATTTAGCTTCCACCGCAACGCTGAAGACTTCTTGCTTAGACATTCCGGCATCAAAACTTCGATGTAGAAATCGCCAGAGGACTTTAGACCAATCGTCGGCGGGAATGTTAGTGTAAAGTTCGAACCAATTCTTGTCAAGTTTCTGTGCATATTTCTCTATGACGTCATCTGCGTCAAGTATGTCCGGCATGTCCTCGTGTACCACGTCAGCACCCGGCACAGGGGGCAATGCATCAAAAATTTGCACCGGGACTCGCAAGTCTTTTGCTGTAAGGATTCGTACAGTGGGATGAGTTCCGTCAGGTAAGACGTACTCAGACTTATAGTTGTATGTCCACGGGACACGTAGAAGTTGTGCCAGGTCGGAACCTGAAGTGTCGGCTCCAAGGTGTCGGTACTGGTATGCAAAGCGTGCGCTGTATTCACTAGCAAGAGTTGCGGGAATATCCACCCTGGATCCCCCGGCATCACCAATCTTCCAAATAGCTTGGTATCTATCAGTACTTGACTGGATAACGATGGGTGCTGACGGAGCAATTGAATCGGGGTGTACTTCCTCGAGGTCACACCATACGATATCTGCTTCTGAGACATTATTTTCTCTGCGTGGGGTGGGATTAAGATTGTTGTCATAAAGCAATGGTGTGAACCAAACGTGCTTGCCGTGCATCTCTTGGTTGATATATCTAAGAAGCCGTAGTTCCTCGTCGGGCCATAAGAAGGAAACTTCACGCCATCCCTTGTGGTTTCTTGCCACACGGTCTGCTTCTGTCTGTGAGGCTATAGCAACGTATCCCTCTTTGTCTCCCCAAAGAAGCCGAAAGAAATTCTTTTGTAGATCGGTAGCTGTTTCGACCGGAAGCATTTGTCCTTAAAATGTTGGTAGGGTGCGGGTGGTTTGGGGACCCGCTGTTGTTGTCGGGAATACCACCCGCACCCTAGCTTATGTCTACACTAAATGCTCAGTGTAGACAGATCGTCAGACTCCGTGGTAGGCTCACCGTTGTCAGCCTTCACGTCTTTCACGTCGTTCTGCGTCTGACCGTTCCACTCACGTGTCCCGACCTTGACACGCACCGGACGCCCGGACAGCTCATCGAAGTCGAGATTGAAATCTCCACTCTTAAGCTCGTCCGGATCGAAGCCCACTGCCTTCAGGAATCCGTACAGAATTCCGTCAGTGACCTTCTTGTTCTCGTTGTTCACGTTGCGACCCGTTTCCGGATCCTTGATCTTCGCCGGTGCGATCACGTAGCTGCGGAACACCCGGCGATTCTCATGCTCGCCCTCGCTGATACGAAACTGCACGTTCAGCATCGGCGTACCTGCCGGCAGCTTTGCATCCGGGCCGCCCTTGGTCTCCTTCATGGAAACCTCGAACACTGTTCCCCGATACCAGCCAGCCGGAAGTGCATCGAAACCGCTGGACTCCTGTGCGCCACTAAGATCGAGATTCAAACCTGGCATTTGTATTGCTCTCCTTAATCAGTTTTATAGGGACTCGGATTCATGCATCATATCCCACAGCATAGGAATCGTGGGATTCTCTAGAAGATCACCAAAGACTCCGAGCCTATCCTTGGCGAGCTTCGTCCTGCTAGGTTGGCATAGCATCCTCCTTTGGATTTTGCTGTCTTTGATTTCCGTGTACAGGTATCCGACAATGTCGAGGAACGCCGGCGTTTCTGATGCCAACTTTCCCGGCAGGCTTGGTACGGTAACTACCGTGCCTGTGTTGTCGTCCTGTTCACGTTTTGCCAGCGCGGTGAAGATCACGTTGCATGGCAAATCTCTGTAAGCACGAACGATGTTGCGAATATGGTTGGAGCTTTTACCCCACTCTCGCTGTGAGGGAACATCTGGATCACGTTCGTCGCCCTTTTCCTTGGCGCGCTTCACAACCGTTCGCATGATATCGTTCATGTCTAGCTTCTGTAGTTCTGTCAGTGAATCTACGACTACGGTTCTAGGTGCTTGTGGATCGCCTGATGCGATTGCTTTGTCAAGCTCACCATGAATGAGTACGAGGTCGGTAACTGACTTAATCCGTACCACCATAACGTCGGGACGTTTCCTGAGAGTCGCAGTGCCTCCCTCAATGTCAAGGATGAGTACAGGAGAAGTGGACGGATGGTCTTGCGCTGTCCCTCCAAGTTCTGTCTTTCCGACTCCTGGATCGCCATACACCAGTAAGTTAATGTAGGGCACAACTTCTGCGGCTGATCCTGCGCCAATCTTCTGATTAAACGATTCAGTGGTGTCTGTTGCCATTGTTCCTCTGTGCTTCGCACGTTAGGATTGATTCAGTACGCCTATTGAACTTCAATAGGCTGTATACTGACCCTCGATCATGTTACTGGTGTAGTTTGCCTCGAGCATTGCCTGGTAATCTGATCCATCGTTGACTGCCAAACACGGCGCCCTGAACGGACAATACATGCAGTACCAATCCCCTGTGGGATTTGGGTAGATATGCGCGCCGAACATATCTGAAATCTCCATCTTCACACGGTCGGCGAGATGGTTGATTTCGTGGGCGTTTCTACGTACAGTCTGTCGCTTGATAAATAGTCCTTCACCTTCTTCTTCAAGATACTCGACATAGGCTTGCACTCTTGGATCTTCAAGTTGCCAGGCAAGGTTGTTGGCTTTGACTGCTTCCATGAACATCTCGTAGGTGCAAGCTTCCGTTTGTCTGTTGATCGACAGTTTTCCACTTGAAAGAACCGTGGGAGGTTTGATCGTAGTCTTGCGTAAAACGTTATAAATAACGAAGTCGATCTGCTTGTATGGTAGGTCGTTGTTTCGAGCGTACTCCTGTGCGGCCCACATGTAAGATGTACACTGTTCATCCATATCGAGCTTGTCAAAGTATCCTTCGCCAAAGGAACTCGTGGTCTTATGGTCAATGATGCCATACCGTCCAGTGGCTCTATCTCGAACAACGGCATCCATCCTCCCACAGTAATAGACTGGCTTCAACACAGGAACCGAACGCACCAGATCGTGGTTCGTGTCACCTACAGGTATGAAGTAGTCGTGTTCGTTGACGTATCCTACGAGTACCTGGAAGTCTTGCTCGGCTGCGATTACTTCAAAGTCGTCGTGCTTTGCTGCGTAGTCTTTGTAGAACGTGAGCATCGAAATGCCCATGTTGTAGTGCTCGTCAAGCTGTTCCTTGTACTCGTCAGTCCAATCAGGAGCTTGCTTTTCGAATTCTCGTAGTGATGTATAGTACTCCGTTTGGAATACTTCCAGGGGATCCCGTTGCAGTATAGGATCGTAGTAGTATTCCAATGCGCGATGTACGATTGTACCATACCATAAAGGGAAACTCACTCCAAAATATTTGATCTGCGGCCGTAAGTTCTCGCGTAACGGTGAACTCCATTCCCACCGGCGTCTGCAACGCTTGAAAGTCGCTCTGTCTGAAGTGTGGACTCGGATCATTTTGCTCGAAGCTCTGCGTCATAATGAGCAAGCTGGTTGTTGGTCAAACACGGAGCCACACTGCAATCCTGAAAGCCGGGTGAAAGCTCGACTGCATGAGCGCCGTATGTCAACGCCCAATCGAGAGTCTTAGCAAAGCTTCCAACGCGAGGCTTTGTGGCAGTCTGAAACCTCACAGGATGACCACTCGATCGCATATGGTCATACATCTGCTGGTAAAGCGGGGACAACACCGGAACACGGATGCTGTTGTTTTGCAATACAGCTCTGTGTGGAAACATCTCGCAGAACGTGTCGATCATTTGCAGTGTGAAGCTTAGATCCACTCCACCTGTGCCGGCGTTACTGATCCACTGCCACGGATTGAACGCCTGTGCGAGCCGTGTGTATCTAAAAGCTTTGAACATACTGTAGCCACTGACGTAACTCGCTTTGTCAGCTTCCATCGTGTAGCCCGCTGCAAGCAACGCACGTCGCGTATCTACAGACTGAATGCCACGAATGAACGGCTCTGCGTAGGTCGTGCCGCCGTTGGCGATGAAGATCAAGCTGATTCGCCCATCATACTCTGCGGCGAGCTTTGATACTGCATCTGCCTGTGCGCCTTGCACGTCTTGTTCCCACCAGCGTGTCACAGTAGAAGTCTTGCCATCCACTGGATCATACACTGTGACCTTACCTAGTGCAAGCCAGTCTGCGCTTGGAATTATATCGTTCGGGCCACGTCCGAAGAACAATCGCACAGCGCCTGGAATACCTTTTGCAAGCCACTTGTCAATTGGATTGCTCGGCAGTACAGTACCGTAAGGCTTTGGTATGAGCTGAGAAATGTTCACGCTCAGTGTTTCGTTCTGAACGTAGGGCAGAACTTGATACTGCCCTTCCGTGAACAGTCCCTTGACTAAAGGTTGGATCATACCTTCTTCCTAACAGGCGCCCATGCTACGGTCGCCTCGACGTAGATTGGTTGCCCAAATCCATTCGGCCGTTGTGCTACGAAGCCCTGAGTACCATAAAGAATAACGTCAGGCTTAGGGTCGAATGGAGGTAGATCTACTATCGCCACTTCTGTCTTGCAGTCACGCATGTACAGTGTGTACTTATCCACTAGCTCTCCTTGTCATACTGCATGGTATTCATTCTATACCCTGCCCTTGCAAACTGACGATTCGCAAACCACGACTCTGCGACCAACAGTTCTACGTCCATGCGATACGTCATGCTGAAAAGATCATGCTCGACACTTACACGTTGAACAGGAACACGTAGACGCGCTCCGTCAGCGAACACTAGATCAACCTCAAAACTAAGTGGAGAAAATTTGCCTAAACCAGTCACGTTTCTTCTCTAGTCGTAGGTTGACGAGTTGATCCACAGTGTTTCTTGCTTCAATTCTGATAACTTGGACAGCATTCTTTTGGCCGGGCCTGTGTGCCCTGGAAATCGCTTGGTCATTTGCCGCAGGACTCCAAGAACGGTCGAGAAACACAACTGTCGATGCTGCTGTAAGGGTGATAGCTTCTCCACCGAGCGGGATGGTAGAGAGAAATATCTGTGCGCCCTTCGGGTCTTGAAACGTAGAAACCTTATGCGCTCTCTCGTGATCTTGGTCGGTAACACGTAGACGAATATATTGTATACCGGCTTTCTCGAAACGCTTTTCTGCAAGGGCGAGTGGGTCGGTAAAATTGCTAAATACGATGAGCTTGGTTTCTGATCCAACCACGGACTCGACCAATTCCGATAATGCATCGAGTTTTGCGGACGGCTCAACCAGCCGTATGTCTTGGCGAGTTCTTTCCGCTTTCTCATCATAGTACGTTGCCGTGACTTCCGGAGTAGCGACGCATATTTGTCGGAGTCTTGATAACTGAGAGAGAACATTAACAGACGTGAGCAGTTCGCCTTGTGCATCAAGGGTTTCAAGCTCTCGTTTAATCTCTCTGTACATTCTCTTTTGTACAGGGTTGAGATCGACATAGATTGGTGTCTCGTAGTAGTCGGGTAGATCCCTGAGAACTTCTCGTTTAAGTCGGCGAACAGATCGTTCATTAACGACTCGTTTGAATTCTTCTGCATTGTCCTCACGTATACCTACTACAATCGACACGTCGATATGTTGTAATTTTTCTTCCTTGCAGAAGTGCTTCCTGAATTTCCAGTACGATGTAAATTCTCTGGGGTGATAGAATTCTAAGAGCGAAAACACTTCGTCTGGCTTGTTCACAAAGCCAGTGCCCGTCATGATATGACGTGATCCAGCCTTCAAACGCTTGATGTTCTTCGTCCACTGTGCTTTTCGATTCTTTATTCGGTGGGCTTCGTCGAGTATAACACAGTCCCAACTAATATCCAACAATCGTTTGACGAAACGCGCCCTATTCTGAAAGCAATTGTAATGGGCGAGTACCACACACCGAACAGGTAACTTCTGAAAGTCAGGGGCGACTGTAGCTGTAACATTGAGCAGCTCATAGTCATCGGGAATGATATGGGGAAGTGTTTCAAAATACGTCGTCTTGCCTGTGCGTGTAGTAATGATAAGGATTCGATTTGGTTGCTGCTCAAGTGCCCACCACAATCCTGTCGTGGTTTTCATGCAGCCCATTTCTGACCAGTTCTTTGAGCTGTCCCACTGCTTCAGTAGTTCCAGATCTTCTACTTGGAAAGGTTTGGGTGTGAAGACCTTGCGTTCTTTTGGTCGCTTGATTTCAGTAGAGGGGACTGTTGCCACCCTTAACCCATCCCTTTTCATCCATCTTCACACCGTAGTGCAACAGCATGTACGCCTGAATCGGATCCCGCTGTGGGAAGAATCCTTCGGCTCGACGTGCTGCCGTAACTTCTGGTTTCAATGCCCCACAGGAGTCGGCCAGAATCATTGCACAATTAGCCACGTCTGCCGACAGCTCTGCAACACGAACGAGATTGCCTTCCAGCACAGCATGAGTGAGCTTCTGCTGATGGTAAGCTAGCTCGAGAATGAACTGCTTGTGGTGATAGTCGTTGTACGCTCTACCTGGCTGCCACTCAGTCTTATGACTGTTAGCTTCAATTTCGTACAGCATGTTGTCAGTGAAATGGTAGAAAGTCAGCCGCTTCTGTTCTAGCCGAAACTTCTGTCGCTTCTTACGTTCATGCCTAAGTATCTGTCTCAGGTTCCACTTTCCCACGGCATCGTCACCCCCTCGACAGGTAGTACCAAACGATGCCAGGCACCATCCCACCATGCTTTGGTCGGGTGCAGACAGTGTTCATGCACCCACAAATCCCTACGTTCGAGCTTTTTGTTGAGCGGATTTATGAACCCAAATGGGTTACGCTTACCGGCGCTCGCTGGACAGCCGGCGATATTACAAAATGACAAAGGAGCATCTATGGTGCCGACTACCTGACCAGTCTCAGGATCGACAACATGATACTCCTTAGTTTCCAGTGCTACGCGCTGTGCTTGTGGCTTTGGTTGAAGCTCAGCCTTTACTTCTTCGATTGACCTTGATTCAAACTTCACTGTGAACCTCACGTTTGAAGCTGTTAGTTTAGAGGCCGGAGTTTTTGTGGGATGGAAACCCCCGGCTTAACCATCGCTCGCGCTGCAACTAGAAGGAGGGCCAACTAGGAGCGCACCCACACCTTACGAGACTGTTGAGTTGTACACGAACTTAACTTGATAGCCTGGTGGCAGTACGATCGGATGCGTTGGCATTTTCATTGCTCCAACAAACGCAGCTTCCCAGGCTGTCCTATAGCTATGCGGACTGCGAGGATACGTGTACGGCTTTGCTATGATGTACTCATGGCTTACACGACCAAGGACTCCAATCCTCTCCTGAAGCCACGAAGTACGCATATGCTGACTTGGATTGCACGTATGCATCCCACGCAAACCCGTACGTAGCTCGTTCTCTGGAACCCATTTGGAATAGGCCAAGGTACTGACCGTTAGTGGCATATATGGAGTGACCAGATTCGCAGCTTGCAACTTTGTTTGCCTGCGAACCATATGCGCCAAACACCGCCGAAATGCACGTATCAGTTCCTGCATGGCTACACACATACGCTGCACTGCTACGATAAATGCTTCTCCAACGTCGATGGCGAGCTTGCCACTGACTGAGAACCCACTCTTTACATGCGATCGAATACTTGCAGTGCTTTTCTGCGAACCAATGGTACTTGGTACGTTTGACACCGAGCCTATCTTGGTACTTGTGTACTGCTCTGACATTATGGTGTATCTTCCTCAGTAAGTGAAGATGTTCGGCTTTAGCTTGTGTGCTACAAACTGCAAGTAGCGCCAACACCGCGGCTGTGATCGTCACTGTGCGTCGGATAGATATCCCCTTTCATGGGTTTCCCGCCAAACTTGCTGACGGCTGATTAAAACGGAAGATCTTCCTCCCAACCTTCCGGCACGGTCACGGTATCCCGTGGATCGTGGTTGAACACAGGGACGCCATACTCCTGCTCGATTTCCTTAGCCATCGTGCTACGGAGATAGCTTGGCGTCTTGATCCCCTCAATGTCGTACATGAACCGCATCAGGTCTGATTCCTCTAGCTCTGCATCAGAACACGGCACGTACAGTGAGTCGATCATTGCGTACTCAGCTCGCCAGCCGGCCTTCCCACCTACGATGTTACCCCAAATCTTGATTGCACCGACCACTACTTCACGCTGATCTGTGTGTACGTGTCGGTCAATCCAATGGGGTGCCTTCATAGAGAAGATCCCACAGTTGCACTGAATATGCGGAGCAGGATGCCCTCCACCTGCTGTGCATTCTGCGTGGAGTTCCTCGCCGGGAGTCCACGCAATACCGTTCAACGATAGTAGACGCTTACGCTGTGCGTCCCATCGCCACCCTCTCCATCCTAAGAACGGCTCGACGTAAAGCTGTACGTCATCACCGTCAAATCCACCAATCGGACTCATTCGCATTTGAGCATTTTCCTTACGTGAGCGTTTGTAAGCTTCTAAACCCACCAGACCCATCCCTCACAAGCTGTCTCGGTGGCTCCAAGTCCAAGATGCTTGCTAACTTAGAAGCTACTGCGAGGTCTACGGACAGTAGCTCCTATGCCGGAACACGTTCGGGGGATCGAACAGGCTCCGGTTCCTTAATAGGTTCAGGCACCTTGCGAGGATTCGGATGCCTCAACGGGTCGATCTTGATGATCTCCCTCTCCGTTTCTGTCTCCTCGATATCCGCCATCGGATTCGTACCTCCTTTTAACAGCTTTTGCGACAAGTTCGTAGAGCGTCTTAGAACCCGTCTTTGCTTTCCCTCGTTCGAGGGCTGTGCTAACTGACGCCTTCGATCGTCCGAGCAGTTCTGCAATCTCAGGCGTGGTGTGACCCACGATCATAAGATCTACAACCTCTTGCTCAGTATCGCTGAGCCAGAACTGTGTTCTTGTCCCTCTAGGTCTGCCACCTTTCTTGCCGTTAGCTTTGGCAATCTCGGCGGCAGTCTTAACTTTGAGCTTTGGCCTCTCGAGTGAGGCTAGAAACTTCTTGCCGATCTCTGTGTCACGGTGCCTGTCATGTATATGTTGCTCACTATCTGACAGAACACCGTAACACAAAGAGCACAATCTTTCTTGTTTCTTGGCCGGCGCTTTTCGAGCCATCCCGGTAGTATATCAAATACCGCCGGTACATGCAAGTTTTTTCTATTCTGCACTGTTGCCTGTAAAGACAACAACGCCGTACTCGTCACCAAAACCCGCACAGGGGGATGGGGTCAGAACTCCGAGGATAAGTGCAAGCTGCTCGTCGGTAGGATTGTCCAGAATAGCTCCGGCCTCTCCCGGCCAGAGAATGTCGGCTGCCCTGAACAGTTCATCGTAGCTGTGATCGAACATCTTACACCATCCTTTAGTCAGGTAGTTCGCAGACGCCTTGGCACCCAAGCCTAACGAACCTTTACTGTGCCTTCAACCTGTGACACTAGGTTACGCCGTAGCGAGAGCCTCGTCGTCGTCAGTAGCTGTATCCAGATCCACACGATCAGTGCGGATAAGATAGACAGCCTTGTTACCATCCACGTCCTGTGCCTGCTTGACACGGACAGGGAACGGGTTTCCTGCATCCTTAGCGACACTCAGAGCGTGGTTGATGCCGCTTGCAACCGAACCCGGCTTCATGTCGTCGTCATCACTGGACAGCTTGGCTGCGTCCAGATCTGCGTCAAGGAAATCCTGTACTGTCTGACGCCACTTCGACGTGCGTGTTCGCTTGCTTAGACGGGACTTAACCTCGTCAATGGATACAGATTCAAACTCGATCGCCATTAAAGACACTCCCCTTTAGGTATTCTATCTCTTGTTTTACTTCCGCCAACTCCACTTGAACATCGTTCAATGCTCGTACTATATCCAGCCCTCCTAACCTTGCTTCGATGTTTGCCAGTTGACCCTCGACTGATAACCGCCACAGTCGAAGTTCTTTGTTGGTCAGCTTCTCCTTCTCAGCTTCCGGATCTAGTGTATCAAAGTCCGCCGGTTCTGGCTTACGGACTAAGATCCATTCTGATTCAGACTTTGCCGACCCACGTTTGATCTGTTTGATGCAGTCTAGCGTGATGAGCATTTCCCGCATACGACTGTAGTACGGTAGAGGCATCTCTAGACTCTCTGTTACTACCCTGGTCGGATGCCCCCTAAACACAGTCAGTCCGTCCTCAAGACTGGAACGTGATTCCAGTTCTTCATAGAAACGGATTGTGTGCCTAAATATGGCTTTCATCTAAATGCTCTGGACGTAGTATAGCAGATTGCGACCGTGTTGTCAAACTTTTTCTGCATCTACAGCTCGCCATTCAATCGGTACTACTGCTTCTATACTGCCTTCTGGATTGTGCTGTGCCCACTCGTCCTTACATTCTTGAAGTCGTTTGTCAAACTGCCCCTGTGATACGACCTGTATATGATAGCTTGGTGGTGCTGCCATCATGTTGATAAGTGCAACCGCCTTGACTCCACGGAAGTGGACTATATGCGTTATCTCTTTGGTCCTGTAATGCGTATCCAGTTCGACCAAATCCGCCGACTCTTTAACTGGATCCCAAATTGCGTAGTGAGGCATTCAGCGTGTCCTTCCTGCTGTGGGGCTGTTGACGTGAGAGTACCGTTCGTGAACCTTGAGCAGCTTTTCCATCAACCTAACTGCCGTCGCAATCGGCGAGCCTAGGTCATAACTCACGACGTACTTGTTGGTGATTGTTGGTGCCCCTGGTTGCTTCGGATCAGATCGTACTTCGATCCTGTGATTGTCAGTGTCCACAAGAAACTTCACTGTTCGATCACCCCATCCGGTTTCTGAGCGAGCCAAATCTTGAGCGTACTTGTACACGGCTGGCACAAATCCGCTCGTATAGAACCACCACTGCCCTTCGAAATTACTTCGGTTAGTCGATCTTTGTTCGAGACTTGTGTGTTGCACTTATCGCAAAAGTAGCGTGTGGCCATTACTTGTTGATTACCTCTACCTTTCCCTTCTTGAATGCATCTACGAACTCCTGCACCTGTGCTTCGTTGTCGAAGATCATTGTGCCGAGGAAGTTGCCATCGCCGGCGCGGACATACACACGCCGCTTGCCTCTCAATGGATCTGTCTTATACCGTTCAATCTTGAACATCAGCATCCACACCCCGCTGTGTAGCTTACATGAGTTGGATTGTTCCGCCAGATCGTAACACGAATCCACGGATAGTTGTGTTCCTCAACCGGCCATGCAGTCAGTCCTGCTACCGATGCCTTAGCGTAGAACCTGACACGGACAGGGTTGTGCAAGACAGTCTTGCGTTTGACTGTCCATCCGTTCCATACCCATGTTGTGTTGGTTGAATGATTCAAGTGTCGCGTCGGGCCTGTGTAGAACCTAGTGCCCGATGGATTCAAGCACCACTGCACACGCATCTTGATCGTATACAGATGAGCAAGGTGTAGCGTGCCTTCTCGCCATTCCCACACACGGTACTTGTAGCATCCTGGCGTTGGCATTGACCAGCGAGCTTTGCTGTCAGCCTGTGCGTTGTGTGCGCCGATCAGAAACAGGATCGTAGCGATTGTCAGAACTATTGCTCTGTACTTCCACATCACAGGTGCGTCCCTATGATGATTCCCCATGCAAGGCCGATGACGAACCAACCTGCACAGACGAGTAACCACTTAGTTGCAAGGCTCATTCTGATTCTCCTGTGCTGAATGGACTGTTGTACTCTGAGCGGTTAGAGCCGAACTGTCCAGTGTTTTCGCGTGGCTGTTCTGGTCGTTCTCTGTGCCCGAGCTTGGAACGGAACGACGCAGTAAACAGCATCCGGTCGATCTTGCTAACGCCGCGCAGACGATGATACTTGTTGTACCGATCAGCAAACACGATACCTGCTGCGCCAATCAGCCCGACGTTTGGCATCTCTGTGTCGATGCCCTTTGCCTCGCGTGTTACCACCCTCGGATCGAGGTCGAGAAATGCATCAACAGCTCCGTCAGTTGTTGCACGCAGGTCTGCACGCTCGAAGAACATCCAAAGGCCCATGACAATTTCCATCTTGAGCGCGTTCTTGTTCGTCGTGCCCCACGTCCCTGCAACTACCTTTAGAGCTTTGTCGAGATTCTTGAGTGTCCATCCACGCGAAATCTGCTGGCGCATTCTGCCAACTGCGGAGATGGAATCTGTTGCGACTCTGAATCCGTTGTTACGCACAACGCGATCAAGTGCAACTGCGTCTGGATCCTTGCTGAATACCAGCGCCTTGTGTGTTTCGATTGGAGATGCAGCTCGTCTGTTCGCCTGTAGTGCTGAGAACAGCTTGCCTTCCTCGGTTGCATCAATCTCGAACACTACAGTGTCAAGCTGCTTGCGCCCTCTACGTGTCGCTGCCTCGAGCCTATGCTGCCCGTCAACGACTGCGTACTCACCGTTCCAGCGTAGGTTGCAGACGATCACTCCGAACTGCTTTTCATCGAAGTTGTCAACGATCTTCTGCACGAACTTCTCACTGAGTGGTCGCTGATACTTCTCGTCAACGACCATGTCAGCAATCTTGACCTTCATCACTCTAACACTCACTAGATCAATCCTTCCTCTCGCATTGCCTTGACCTCTGCTGAATGTTCAGCAAAGTGATCTGCAATTCCCTGCGCGTCAGAAAACCTGTACGTCTTGAAACACAGCTTGCAGATCACCAGCTTCTCAAACAGTGTGTTGAGCGCATCGAACATTGCTTCCCTCACTTCCGGATCCATGCTCTCTCCTTTACGGGTAGATCGTTCCGATTACTGCTCCGGTCGCACTACGACTAAAACTAACGACTGGACTGCCGATTCTTTGAGCGATTTCTTTCGCCATATTCTCTCCACGACGGAACTCCGATATCTGCGGTTCGCTGTCCCTGTATAGCACGTCGTAAAGATGTTCAGCGTCCCGGCGTAACGCAAGCACCACGAAGGTCTTATGCTTGTCTCGAACATCTTCCCCCGTATCTTGGAAATACGCTTCGGCGTTGGAATGCCAACCTCCGCGTAGAACTTCTGTGGTGCCATCCTCCATATGCATCGTGATGTTTCTGCCGCCGAAACCATCGCCGGCTTTGTCCCACTCATTTGAATCGGTGCAGTAGAGATGGTCTGCTGGATTGTCACAGACGCCGACATACCACTTGATTCCTGACTTTCCGACGACTGATCGGTACTTGACACGCTCGACCTCCTGTGAGGCTATTGTGACCGGGAACTCCGTCGGAATCGGCCACTTCTCATAGATCACGTCTACCTGCTCAGTCATAGATACCATGCTCCTTATCGTAATCGTTCCAGATCATTGCGAATCTGGCTCGAGCCTGTGAGAGAGTCTGTGACAGTTCGAAGTACACACAGAACAACTCTTTATCTACGAGTGTTCCTAAATCGTTGTCGTTTGACACAGAAGCACGAAGTTGAACGAGCATTTCATGCTCAAGTTTAGCCAGCTCGTCATACATTGCTGGAATCGAACGTACTTGCTGATCTTCGATCACCAAACCACCGACTTTCTAATGTTGTATTCCTTTGCCTCTGCTATCTCCAACACGAAAAAGGAGCTATTCGGCCCACGACGAACGCGGGTGAAATAGCCCCTTTCTTGGTAGTCACGCTGAAGCTGTTTGGCACGACGTTGTGTGCCCTTGTAGACCTGCTCGTACTCTGTCTTAGGCACTGACATTCGGAATCTCCGGCACTAGAGAACGAAGTGCAGTGTCGATATGACTGTCGTTGTAATCAGTATCGTACAGCAACTTGCTTGCGCCACTTGCCCAAAACAGATCCCACCGATATCGCTTATTCAAATCTTTGGTGAGACTTGCATTAGGGAACGCACCCTTGATATACAGGACACGTCGTTCGGGAGTATCGAGTGGCTCGATCTTCTCCTTCAATGCTGTCAGATGTTCAGATGTTACTCGCATTCAGATCCTCCTAAAGAACCAGTACGTCAGAATCACTAACACTAGGATGAACAACGGACTTGGATCGCTATCTAGTAGCGCCATTTGCCAGTCTCCGGATCTTGCGGAGTGATGGCAGATACTTCACACGTTGACGCAGTTGTGTTCTTGAGTTTGTGGTTTTCTTCCCTGGCAAACCTCGCCATCTGCTGCGCCATTGTCATGGCTTCCTGTGTGTTCTCTGCCTCCAAGTAGAACACGACTCTATGCAGTGGCATTTACACCCTCCGCTCGATCGAGGATTGCAAGCACTACCTTGCGCCCTGTTGCGTTCAGGATTCCTTCGTACCTTGCGTTCTTGTCACTGTCACTGTACAGAAACTTGCGATCGTATTCCTCGAGCAGATCGTCCTTGAACTTCCAACCAGCTGTATCATACGCACCGGCCAGATCAATCAGTACAGCGTCGTCATAATCGAGCATTTGATACAGATCCATGAGCTGCCCCATGAAATCGTCGCTGCTCTCACTGATAGCAGTATGCCAGCGAACCCAATCAGCTTCCGTGAAGTTCTTACCGAAACCGTCCATCATCAGACAGCCACAGTAGTTGCCGGAATCAGGAGTCACGTCTTCCAGCTTTTTGACCCAGGTGTGACACGCGATAAAATTCCCCGACTCGTTCAGTGTCTCACGAATCTTATCTCGCGCTTCCTGCGTCACGTCCTTGAATGCTTCCTCAAGGTTCTTTGCTTCCTTACTTTCCAGAATCTCGTCGATGTTGTCTACCATTGTTGGTGCCCTCCTTTGAGCGTAGGCGATATTGCCCTACCCGTATTGTAGCAGAAACGGAGTCGAAATGCAAATCGAAACTTAAACTGGAAAGTTTCAACAAGCCCTAACAGTACTCCGCCATTTCCCGGATCGCTTTGTCGTACAGCGTCATGTCATTTGCGAAAATAGCTGATGCCCTTTCGTACTTCGCTACCGAGCAAGCTTCCTCGTCGAGCTTCTGTTGCTGTGACTTACCACCGCATCCTGCGAGCAATAACGCGCACAGGCTAACGAGTATAATGGATCTCACCGTGACCACCCTTTCGTGAGTAATAGTATGGAACTTCGAGAACCTGAAACGCTTGATTCATTGCCTGCTGATCTGACACACTCGAGTGACCGAGATATGTCTCGAGTACCTGCGCCTGACGTGTGAAGAATCCTTCCGGGTTCATGTCACGCCATACCAGCATGCACGTTGTGTAGTGATACAAAGCGTACAGATCGTCGCTACGCTTGCTCAACGTCCACTCCTTGTTGATCTTGTGTTCGCCTGACGGCAGTTCTCCACGCTTCTTCAGCATGCGGTCGAATGCTGCAAACTTCTGTGCCATTACCACAGCCCTCCTAGAAATGTTAGGAACATCGGAACCTTGTCGTCGTCGTAAAACGGGTCGTACGTCGTGCCTGTGATCCTGTTATACAGATCCCCGCGCATTGCAAACAACACGTTCATGTACACTTGACCCTCACGCTGTGAAGGGTAGTACCTTTTGTAGTTGCGAACACGGATGATGTAGTCTGCAAAGTCACAGACCTTTGCCTGTGCTTCGCTATGAGACATAGTTCACCACGTTCACAGGCTTCTTTGATGAGCGTCGAGCGTTCCACGAAAGCGTGTTCGGATAGCCCCATCGCTTTGTGGCCTCACGCTTTGCTGCGACAAGTGCCTCACGCGCCGTAGGTGCATACACGTCGATCCGTGCATACACTTTGTGGTGCTGATCCTTGACCACAACCTTCCACAGCGGATACTCAGCTAGACCTTCGACGTTGTCATACATTGCTGATGTTCCCCATTTCGATTTCGGTCATCCGCTTTGTCCCGTCAAGCTCACGTGCAACGATACGCTTCAGCCACTTCGCACGGCTTTCTTCTGGAAACACGTTTGTGCTCAAACCGATATGCTGATACAGCACGTCAGTCGGCACAGGATCGTCGAGGTCGTGGATCTTGCACCAAAGATCGTACCGTCCTTTCCACTCAGGAATGGTACGCTCGTTGATGACTCCGATGCCAGTAGACATGCACCCCCAAATGATCTGGTGGGTGCGTGGTTTCAGTTGCGTACCGTCTTCATCGGTTTCTTGCCAACACACTTCCTTGTAGTTCTTGATCTTGCCAAGACTAAAATCAAGACTCACTGTTACCACTCCTCCCTGTGATTGCCTTCTGCAAGATGATTGCGAAGCATCTTTGCAACCTCACGCCGACCTCGTGCATTGAGCTGTCGATAAGAGCCACCGTTCAGCTTCTTCTGGAACGGAGATACGGCAAACTTCATCTCGTTGTTGTAGTAGAACGTTGCCCACGAATCAAATGCCTCAGCAACCTCACCTACTTCGTTCTCGCCATTTGGCATGTCGTAATAGTCAGCTAGGAGGCTTGCCCAATCCTCGACATAATCCATCTGCCAATGTTGACGTGATGGAGTCCACACAAGTTCGAGCGTGAAGTTTGTGGACTTGTCGTGCAGATATCCGTCGAGCATGAGACACCCGCACGGCTTTGGCTTCTTCTCTGGATCGTTCAGCTTGCCGTACAGTGCAGTCCAGTTGCCAATGATGATCGGCTCGCTGGTGTCCTCCACTGTTGCGAGGATTTTCTCCTGTGCCTTCTTTGACAGTCGAGCGAGCGCCTTGTCCAAACGCTGCTGCCGCAGATCCTTTACGTGCCTGTCTGCTGGTCGCATCTAGCTCACCTTTACCTTTCCGTTTGTCACGGTCAGCGTACCATAGAAGTTACGCTTCGTGTATGGATCCGGGCCTACGAACGTAAGCCGCTGATTCATTGTCAGTGGAAGTGCATGCAGATCGAACTCGTTACCTGCATTCGGCCCGAAAGCGTCCGTGCAATAGAACACGACACGGTCGCCGTTCGCCATTGCCTCCTTGACTGCTTTCTTGCTCTTTGCATTCTGTCCGTTGATGCGAATACCACCCTGCATTGTTAGCCCTCCGTTACTTCGACGTTGGAATGGATCTCTTGTAGCCGTGCAAGTGTGCGGCGGAACTCGCGGTTCTTATGTGCGAAAGGCCCGACCACCTTCCAAATCGTTTCGTAACCCGCCGGCTTGTAACGAATGTAGAACAACTACATTCCCTCCTTCTCGTGATCGTAGATTGCGCTTTCGAAGCCAGTCATCCGCGAAGCCCGCACAGGCGGTGTCTCCGTGACTGTGAAGAACTGACGTCGCTGTTCGTGGAGCTTGTTGAACGCCTGTTCTGCGACTGTCTCGTTTGCTGCACCATCGAGATACAGATCGAGAATCGCGTTTGCGTTCTTGATGAACTCGTCGTGTGTAACTGAGCTGTTCATTTCACACTCCTGAGTAGATAATCAGCGTGGCTGCGATCAACATCAGCACACCCATGACGAAGTAAATAACCTCCATCAGTTCCACCATCCCATCTCGTACATGGTAACGCGATCCATGTGATTTGCGTTGAGTTCTTCGAGCGGTGTAACTTGATCGTCCTGATTCTTGATTGAACGATCGTCAACTTCGACTTGCCACAACTGCTGTAGCCAAAGCACGAAGGAGTCGTCAGCGTAATCAGGATTGCTGATCTTGCCAGTTATCTGGACGATCATCCCGACGTGATACTGGCACTTGACGCCGTCACTGTCAATGCCCAAGAAGATTCCATCTTCATCGGGCTCGTCCAGTGCAACGCACCTTGACTCATATGCTGTGTTGAATATGTTACCGCGAACTACCATTACGCATAGCACCGCTTTCCGTACGTGAATGCTGCCTTCCGCATTGCACGCATCATCGGCGTTGCAACGTGATACTGTCCGCTTCCGTCACTTGGAATCGTCAGCATCAGCTTGTGATACGCGTGAATGATTTCGTCACGCAGTTCCTTGTCGGAATGGCATGCAGGCCCGTAAAGCATCTCCCGCACGTCCTTTTCCGTCACTGGAATCGTATCGCTCATTTCACCCTCCTTGTCGTGTAGCCTTGTGGCTACGTTTGGTCGTAAGTGTAGCTGGGTGAGCGACCCGGTTACACTAGGAAAACCCGCACAGGCTGATTGGCCTTGTGAGGGTTAACCTACTGTAATCAGTGCTAGCTATCGCTTCTCAGATCGTTGACCCGCACGACGTAGTGGTTGATTGCCTGTTCGTCAGAGATGTTGATGATTTCGTTCATCGCATCTCGAACGCTAGAGTAGTCGCCAACGCCGTCCTGATCCTGGAACAGCGCGACGGCCTTGTCTGTTGCTTGAATGGTGAACTGTGTGGTTCTCATTTTAGGTTGTCCCGTTCTCTGATTGTTTGACTGACCATCCGTGCGATGAACAGATCGGTCTGCCGCTTGTTCAGTGAGTAGCGGCGTGCGTTCGACTTCCAAGTGGGCATCATGTAATCAATGTATGCCCGCGTGTTAGGCGACGCTGCGTTGAGAGTGTGCAGCCTCAACGTGACCCTTCCTTCCGGTTGCGGCGAAGTGCAATCGCCTTTGCCATCTCGCGTGTGTTGCACGTGGCGACTGTTTCGCCGGTGCTTGAATCGTAGACCTCCCACGCCTTTTCAGCGTAGGGTGTCCCGCAGACCTGAAACCGTTTCATGCTACCCTCCTTGAATCGTTGACTGTATTGGAAACACTAAAGACTCGCGTTATCTTACACTGATTTTTTACGCTGAAACGTGTTATTACATAGTAGGTATAGTAGTATATTATAGTAAGGTATAAAAGGGAGAGTGTACTATTTTCATTATAATAGTCACTACTTTCTAAGGTGCCTACTTTGTGAGTTTGTGTATGCAACTACCCGCACACCTGTTGACTAGCGAGCAAGGTATGGTGCAACATACCTAGCAGGACACACAAAAGGCCCGCGTCCGTAGCGACTGATCCCCTGTGCAGGGCTGCTCCGTAGGCGGGCCTTTTATCTGTTCTGTTAGTCTGCATGCTGATTGATCCCACAAACGCAAAAAGCCCGCCCCCCTAGAGGGGCGGGCTTAGTTGCGGCTGGACTAGGCCTCGTCCTCGTCCTCGGCCGTCCACAGGCTGTTCCGGACGAACAGGATGCCGCCGTTGACGCGGCGGGCGCGAACGTCCGTGGTGTCCTTCTCCGCGTTGATCTTGCGGGCGATGGCGTCCACGGAGATGACCTGCGCCGTCTTGTCCTTCTCGTCCTGCGGATTCGCGCGCCGATCACGCTGTCGGATCTGCCAGTTCTGGAACTTGTCGTCCATCTGCTCCAGCTGCTCCAGCGTGAGGAGCGGGGTTGCCTCCATCTCCGGATCCTTGAACGCATCCGTAATGTTGCGGCACACCTGCGAGAGCATAGTGTCCCGCGACGTGGCGTACTGCTCGCGCACGTCAGCGACCGAGATGTTTTCGAACTTGAATGCCATCTTGGCACCCTCCTTGCCGCCATAGCGGCTTTGCTATGTCCCGCCGAGCTTGGCGGGGAGGCCGTTCTGACCTCACCTCGGATCGTAGCCGAAATCTGCGCCCGATCCTGCAATCTGCTATTTTCC